TATCACCATCTAGTACTCCACCAGCACCATACTTTTTCATTTTAGTTTTCATTTTTATTTAAATTTAAGTGTTCCAATATTTCTCACAGGAAAGTATTAAGTCTTTAAGAATGTCCTCATTTAAAGGATTTTTTAAGTGCTCAATAACATCAGATACATTTCTTCCAAGTAAACTATTTGTCTTAGAATGATAAATATATCCATCCGGCTTATTTATAATATACTTAAAAAAACTGGAATCTTTAACAATTGATTTAATTTTTAATGATTCCATATCTAAATTAACTGCATCATTAAATGTTTTTGCTGCTCTTTCTTTGTTAGATTCAGCTCCTTCACCAGCAATGTATTTATCCATGTTTTCATAGATAACATCTAGTGGAGTAGACTTTCTATACTGAGAACTATTAGCATCTACAACTTTTGCAATGTAGAACAATTTAGTACTATTTTTATCATATAGTTTCTGTAATTCTGAGTAAGCTTTGTTACGAAGTTTTTTGTACTCTGTTCTTACCATTACAGTTTCTTCTTCCTTATCTAGGTAGAATTTAGGTGGAACTGCTTTTGATCTTGCATCATCAAAACTTTTTGCAATCATTGCAAAACCTCCTGCTTCAATTGCATGAAGTTTAATTCTATCAAATGGTTTAATTGGATCAAGATATACTGGTTCATTACCACATGACATTTCTATCTTATTCCAAAATTCTGAATTATCTGGTTTAAGAAGTTTTACTTTATTCCAGAAGTCTTTATCTTCTACATCAATAATATTAGCAGCTAGTTCTTTTTCTAATTCAGCTACTGCACTTCTTATCTCTTTAATTCTTGCTTCTCTGGTATCAGCATCAAGTAATTTAATTTCAGGAGCAAACTCATTTAAACCTGTAATGTATCTTATTACTCCATTGAGTTCAAGACATGCAAGTTGTTCATTATGTGTTACTCCGTCAAATAGACTCATACCATATTCTTCTAGCCCCATATTAGTGGCTTGTTTGTCAAAGTAAGGTCTGATAGCAATGTTTGTTTTTTTAATGCTACCTACTCCTACTTCTACCATTGTAAATTGTGTTTCCATGTTGGTTTTTATTTTGTTGGTTATTAATTTTTAAAATTTAAAAAAGGGAGGAGTTACCCCCTCCCTATTTTTATATATATGATGGATTAGAACGAGCCACCAGTTACTGGGTTTCTCATAACAATCTTCAATACCTTAGTAGGGTCTTTAACCCAGATTGCAGGCATTGTTTGAGACATCATTACTCGGTATCCATTGAACTGTCCAGAAGACTGGAATCCTTGGGTACGACCCATATAGTCCATAGTACCATTTTGATACCACCATTTCAATTGATTATCCCAAGACAATTTCAATAAGTAGATATTGTCATTAGTGTTATCAGTGATATCAAAGATAATGAATGAGTAAGAAGATAATGGGAAACCATCAATGATTGGGTTCTCAATATCATTTGTATGGATATTGTCAAATGCAGGGTTCAATACAAACTTAACATTTGCCAAGAATGGAATTACATATGAAGTATAAGCAAATCCAAAGTTCAAGTCCATACCTTTACCAGTGATAGCACCAATATCAGCAGCCTGAATCAATAGACCAGAAGCAACTGCTTCTCTCTTAATAGCTTCATTTACCATTCTCATTCCACCCATACCAGTTTGAACAATCAAAGATCTTTTTGGATCTGGACCTTGGAACTCAACCTTACCATTGAAGAAGTTGTAGATTTCTCCACGGAACAAATCAAGAGTAAAGTTATTTTTGTTGTATACTCTTTTGAAAGAGTTATCCAACTGTCTCCAAAGACCCACAGATAATCTGATATCATCTGGACCATCTTGACGTACTCTACCTCCTTGTCCCCACATTAAGTAAGTCTCAATGTCAGTTGCTACTTTAGTTAAGTGAGCTGCTTCCATTTGAGTCAAGAAAGTTCTAGATAAGTCACCGTTATCAAATGCACGTTTAACTTTATCTTTACCCATGATTTTGATCATATCATCTAATGAAGATATAGAAGGATCTTGAGTATTTTTATCGAATGATCTCCAGATCTCAGTTACAGGAACTGTACCATCTGCATTCATTCCACCTTTGATCATCAAGTCTGCACGAGATGAGATAGAATAATGTACGTGAGCTTCAGCACCACCAACAAAGTTATAGAATTCACGGAATCCTGTTCTTGTTGTAATGTCTGAGAATCTTTCACCATATTCTCCACGGGCAGAACCTTTTCTAAAGATTTTTGTACCGTTGGTCAAATATTTTGAATCAAGATATTTAAAGTTGTCGTTGTTTACCAACTGTACAGTATAGATGTATCCATCTCCTACAGGAAGAATATCTTCATCTGTAATGTACATCTCAACTCCGTTATATTTGTCATAAGTGATAATATCACCATGTCCAAACTCACGTCTGTTAAGTTTAATACGGAAGGTAGAACCATCTGTACCTTTATACTCTAAATTTGGTTCAATGTCTTCAATGATGTATGGAAGATCTACAGATACAGGAGTCTGCCATCTGTACTCTCCACGAGCATTGTCAACCATGATTACATTTTTACCACCAAAGCTAGACATTTGGTAAAGAGGCATTTCCACCTTCTGAGCCATTGCCCATAGGTCTACTGGACCAAGGTCCATTGGTTCTGCATCCTTCAACATGTTAACCAAGTGGTAAGAGTCTACGTGTGAACTTGCCTGGTAGGCTGTATCCCGTAGAAAGATACCATTGTTTAAAACTGGAGTTGCCATTTTTATTTGTTTTTAAATTGTTACTATTTATTAAAATCTTCTAAACATATTTCCCTTAGAAAGTTTTCTAGGTTGTGATGTTGAAGAAGGTCTTCTTGGTTCATCATCATACTGATTATTTACAGAAGAATTAATTTTTCTTGATTCCTCTGTTTTTAATTGTCTGACTGTTTTTTCTACTGCTGCTTTACTTCCTTGTTCTCTTACTCTGTTTTTGTATCCATTTGGATCAGCAAGTAACCAAAGTGCTTCTGCAATTAGGTCATGTCTTGGTTCTACAAACTGATACTTCTCTAATAAGTGACCAAGTAAGTTAGTTGGTTTTCCTGAAATAGAAGGATAGTTTGGTTGTACTAGTCCGGAGAATAATAAACCTTGAACTTTTCTATCTAATTTAAGACCACCAATTGTTCCATTAGCAAGAGTATTGTAAACATTTTCTTGATATGCTTTTGCTTGTTCAGCTTGCATATTTCTTCGATGTTCTTGTTCTGCTAGTTGTCTTGCAACAATTTCTTCTTGCATTGCATCTAACTTAGGTTTAAATTGATTAGCCTTTTGTTCAAGTCTGTTAAGATCTTTCCAGTCTTGAATTTCAGATTCAATTTCTTCAGGAGTTCCAAATTGAGTAGCATATAAATATTGTCTTGCAATTTCAGCTTGATCATATTCATCAGTTGGATCAAGTTGTCTCATTTCTTCTACATGAGCTAAAGTTCTAAATAAACCTTTAAGATCTTGTCCACCATCAGCTACATATTTAGCTGCAACTTGAAGTTCTTCTGGTAATGATTGAAAAAACTCTCTTGGAGTATTTTCTCTAATTTGATTTTCTCTTTCTTGAAAGTTAGCTTCAAATAACTCTCTGAAATCTTTAGTAGTATATTCTTCTAATGGTTTGTCATCATCAAAAGGAATAAGTGTACCTTCTTCAATCATTTTAGTTGCTAAATCAGCAAGACCAGATTTATCTACTTTAGGTCTTCCTTTATTACCAGCTTCTTCTTCTTGAGAAATAAGATTGTCAAGTTCATTGATAGTTTCTTGAACTTCTGTTTTTTTCTCTTGAGCTTGTTGTCTTTCCTCTACAGTAGCAGTAGGATTGTCAAAGAACGATGTATCAACTGTTTCTTTATGAAACATTGATTTTGGTTTTTCTTCTTCACCTTGTGGGAGCATAACATTTTCTGCTCCGGGCATTCCAAAGATCTCATCAATATTTACATCTACCTGTTCTACCGTTGTAGAATCTTGGACCTGATTTTCAGGATTTGTGTTGGTTGTATCCATGTTGTTGGTTTTTATTTATATATCAATATACAAAATAAACTTGATAAATTTAAAGAACTAAGAAAAAAAATTGTAATATATAGCTAACTAATATTATTCTTTCTTAGGTTTTATATCAAATTTGTTTTTATTTTCTTGTGCAATCTGTAATTGTTTGTTAGCAATCTCTTTCTGAGCTTGGATTTTTTCTCTTTCTAATTGACCTTTTTGATTTTCAATGACCATTCTATTTGCTTCTTTTTCTCTTTGTAAACCAGTTTGTTCTTGATATTCTTGAGTATCTCTAATATCTTTCATTGCTTCTTTAAAGTCAGACTCCTGATTTTGATTAATGTCAGCCATAGAACCATATCCAGCAGCTCTAATTTCTGCAACAAGAACATCTCTTTGTCTATCTTTCTCTTTTTCAGCTGCAGTAGCATCAATCTTCATTTGTTCAATTTCTTGTTGTTTTTGAAGTTGTTCTTGTTGCATTTGCTGTGCTTGTTGTTGCTCTTGTTGTTTTTCTTGTTGTTGTCTTTGTTCTGCTCCTTTAAGAACTGTATTAAGAGCAGCAATAGAATCAGACTGAATAACTTTACCAAGATCATAAATACTTGCACCAGTAGTATTATTTTGAACAGCCATTTGTTTTAACTGTTCTAAGATAGCTCTGTGATTTGCATTTGTACTTATTGAAATATTAAGATCTCTAAGTAAAAGATCAGTTCCATTAATTTCAAAATTTACTTTTTCATCTGCTGATGTTACATAACTTAATCTTGCTGATGGTTTGGTAGAATGATAATATTGAGATAGATCAGTTCTCATTTGATGTACTCTTGGCATCAAATAATCACAGTGTTGTATGAAATACATTTCTGTTTGTGCATAGGATGCTTGCATTGCTTGCTCTACTCCAGTTGCAGTGGTTTGAGATAATTGTTGACCCATCCTTTGAGGATTTACACCTATTACCTCATATGCTTGTTGTTTAAAGTAATTTGCAAGTTGAATTCTTGACATAAGTCTGTTAGTTTGTTCTAAGTCAAGTTTTTGAAAATGAGAAAAGTTTAATGCATTTTCTGTATTTGTTATAGATGTATCTAAAGGTAGCATCTGAAAATTCTTCATTGCTACATAAGCTTTAGCTAAATTACCTTTACCCCAATCTTCTCCTAATGAATGTCTAGGTAAAGAATTTTGATCAAGCATAATTACAGTTCCAAGTTCATCTACTAGTATATCTGCAATTTGATTATTGACAATGTTATATCCAATTTGGTATGGTTTCATTAAGTCAATTAATGCAGTAGATTTAGTATTTCTATCTGAGAATACAGATCCTTCTACCGGTAATTTACAACCATATAAACTTGAATCTCCTTTAAATTGAAACTTAAGTGGACCAATATGGTTTCTATCTATACCAATATAGATAGGAGAAAATCCACCTGGGTTATTCATTCCCCAGAATGAAGGAACATTTGGACCAATCTTAACTCCACCCCAAACTTCATTAATCCATATCCAATCTATATGTTCTCCAAATAATAAATTATCTTTTGTTTTATTTTTGAAAAGTCTTGTATCATAAATTGGCTTATCAGTAATTTGGTAATCTTCAGATATGATTTCATTTGTTACTTCTCCTTCTTCAGTAATCTTAGTTAAGTGACCAATTTTACGTTGAGATTTCCAATAAGCAGTAGTTACTCTAAGTAAATAGGCAGTTCCTTGATCATAGTAATCTTCTCCTTCTGCTAAGATTTGAGTAATAATATCTGAACCATCAAGAATATTACCTGACATAAATGAAGTATACTGTCTATATGCAAGAGAAGGCATATTAGTATTCCATTCATGAGATTTAGTACCATCATAAAAAGTTCCATCATTTTGTAAACCACCAATATTATAACCAGCTGATCTTATAGGATAAACTGATTCAAGTGCTTTATGTTGTTCTTCTGTAAGAACATGTCCAAATTTATCTATAACATCTGATACAGTAAACATATCAGTTTTACCTACCCAGTTACCTTGAGATATATATCTAATATCTGGAGACTTATGATAAAAAGTAAGTACAGGGTTCCATAATTCTACATCATAGTCATCTTCTAACATTCTAAAATGCCAGTATTCTCTATCTGTAATTAACATATCACGGAATGCCCTTTCTTCTAGTTCATCTATTCTAAATCTTTCTACATCAACTTTATGCTGATGTTCAGCCCATTGTTCAATCATAGAACGATAATCTTTTTTAAAGAATTGTTCAATTTCAGGTAAGGACTTTAAATTATCTGGAGATAGTTGTTGTTGTGCTTCTTCTGAATCAGGATCTAGTCCTTGCTCTAACATTGCTGCTAACATTTTTGTTTGAGCATCAGCCATTAATGTTTGTTCTACTTGTACTCTTTTTTGTTCAAGCATTTCATTATAAGAAAAATCATCAACAGCTCTATAAGTTAATCTAGTTGACCTTTTAGCAAATTCAGCTACTAAAACATTAATAACATTTGGAATGATTGGATAAAACTTAAGTTCTAATGCTGAAACATCTTCTTTTGTTAGTAGTTCTACAACATCTCTCATTTCATTGTCTTCTTCAACAATGTAATCAGTTCTATCAATTATACCTTTTGCCAACTTATAATTTTTCATAAGTCTTCTGGCATTTCTTCTAATTTGTTTAAGACCTTGCCACTCTAACCAATCCAAATTCCATGCTGCCCATTCTTCTGTTTTATCTTTTTTAGGTAAAAACTGTAATGGTTGAGTTATACTACCTAACCTATTTTGTTCAGTTTTAGCACCTTTCTTAGCCTGTAATGCGTTGTATATTTGCATAACTCTTATTTAATATTTTTAAATGCAGATCTTTTAAACCCACTCATAGTATTTTTCATACTATTATTTCCCATATGTCTAAATGGGCTCTTATTTAATTTAAACAAATTTTCTGACTTTTGCAAGTTTTTAGCCGTATCATCCATAATTGTTCTTTTAGAATAACCAATATTTGATTGTTGGATTCTCATAAATGCAACAAGTGCAGCAAATGAAACTAGTCTATCCACATTGACTCCATCAGCATATTCTCTCATTTCTTTAATTAACATTGGGTCAGGAATTCTTTCTATTCCATATGTGGTTCTAACTACTGTTCCATCTGGTTTTAATTCTTGATCTAATTCTTCTTTAGTATATTCTATAGCATAACTAAGAAGATGTGCTTTGAAAAGAGTTCCTGTATTCTTCCATCCATATTCCTGGAATACATTATTATTAGACCCTAAATCTTTTAAGAACATAATTTGACTCTTAGGTACTAGATATCTTTGTTTTCTTCTTTGAATCATATACTGAATAAATAATGATATGTTGTTTTCTACAAGAGTCCATGCATTATACCACTCAATAATAAGTTCTAGTTGATGATGTGTTCTGTTTATGTCATCATATCTACCACACCAGGCTGCTACAATCTTACCTTGTTCAATATATGTTTCAGTCTCGGAGCCAGTATGTTTAGTTACTTCAATAGGGGACTTCATTATATAGATGGAGCATAAGGATTCTGAGGTAGTAGTTTTACCTTCACCTACGGGGTCAACAGATGCATAGTATGTTCTAAATTCAGGATTTGCAATTGGTCTTTCCCAAACAACAAGACATCCTGTTTTATCTTCTGTCTTTTTGTTTATTGGAAATTCCATGATCGGTCTTTTGTTACTCTTAGTAACTACCGGTTTTCCATCTACATCAGTAGATATATCTAGATACTCAAAACCATATTCTTTTTCTTCTATTCTTCTTTCTTGTGCAGCCAGAAGATGTGGAGGGAATACTGATACAGTTCTATAAGCAAATGCTTCTTTAATATTTCTTGGATGCTGAGATATCCTTAACTGGTAATCTTCTGGAGATAACTCATCTTTCCATTGTTTAAACTGTTCTTCTAATGCTATTGATGCTTCTTCTACAAGTGAATTACCATACACATCAATATGTGGGGGCATAGACCATTGTTCAGGAATAAATAAACCTGACAAACCTGTAGTACCTTTTTCATCAATAAGATCTGTTTCTACTGCATAGATATCTTTAGATGTAGGATTAAGAATCATATCTTTTAGAGGATTACACTGAGACAAGTCACCCACAGATCCTGCAGCTATGAACATACCTGTAGTAATTAAACCGGATCTCATAGCAGGTCTCATATACTCATAGGTCTGATCCATCTTAGGTGCAATCCCAGCCTCTTCATGAAAAAAGTACTTAACCGGACCCCCTACACCATTTGTTGGATCTTTCTCAAATGACATACCTTGTATAGTACCTTTAAGACCGACTTCTGTTTTTCTATCACCTTTTCTTACTTCAATCTTTTGTTGCCACATCATTACTTTATCCGGAGACATTGGACGGTACCATGCAGTATGTTCATTTAAGAATGCTGCATATTCCTGTAAAAATTTCCAGGATCCTTTTTCATTAATGTAGTCTTTAAGACTAGCACCCATCTTTAAAGTTACCCCGGCCTCAAACCATTGTTGGTTTATAAATTTACCCATATGAAAATATGAGGATGCAATCTGACGTTTCTTTAGAATTGCAGCATGTTTATAAGAAAGTTCTGCAAGTAATTCATAAAGTGCCATATGATACTGGGCATCCCTAATTTTGGCAAAACCAAATTTTTGAATCTCTTTATCAAAGATTGGTAAAAAGTTTAACCACATGTAGTATTCTCTACATACAAACCAAGTTAAATCTCCATCTTTTATAATAATACCTTTACGACATTTAACTTTCTGATCATCCCAATAATTTATGTAGTCTCTAGATTTGTAGGGAGATGTACAATATACTCCATCTTTTTTAAATTTTTCTGACTCTGAAATAAATACTTCATTGGTAGTTTTATTGAAGTTGTACTTTCCAGGTTCTTTAAAAATATCATTGAGTATAAAGTTTTTGAAGTCCTCTCTGGATTCAAAACTTGTGGTTGTCCACTTTCCGTTTTCATAGGTTGGTATGTCTTGATAAATTTCACTCATTACATGTCATATGCTAATCCTTGTCCACCTCTAACTCTACTTGATTGTTCTTCTTGAAGATCTTTATATGCACCTTTAAATGATGCTCTAATGGATTCATAATTCTTAGCTGCAGCAATTAAAGAGTTCATATTACCATCACGTCCGTGTGTGATAGGAGTCGTTTCCATATATCTTGCTAATCTATCCAACATAGATGATATACCTTTATATGCTCTGGATGTTGGTGTTTCATACATCCTTTGACAAAACTGTAAGGCTGTATGGATTGTATCATCTTCAGTAGAGAAGTCTGCCTCGATTTGTTGTAAGATTATATGTTCTTTATCTACATCTGGTGTAAAGAAAAATGGATTAAGATCCGGATTAGGACAAGACATATAGAATAAATACAGATAAATTTTAAGATACTCATCTGGATATTCATCCATAATATCTTTAAGAGCTTTTAATGTATAACAATGTTCAGTAGGAATTACTACTCCATTCTGAACATCAAATAGTTTTGTTAAAATCATTTCTTTTTAATTTTATGTCTGTTATCACTAAGGTAGTGAATAATTGCCATTACTTCATCTACTAAATAAGGTACTGCAATTGGTATAACTTCTTTTAAAACAGGATCTCCATTTTCATCTAGCTTAGTTACTGGATATCCCCAATTATCTTCTCTCTCAACTTCAAATACTATATGATGAATAATAATTCTTCCTGGTTTAAGTTTTGGGTTATGCTTAAGTATAATATACATATAAATACTCAACTGTAAAGCATAATGATAAAAGTTACAATCATCTAAATTATCTACAGGAGGTGTCATCTTATCTGATATACCTTCCCAGTTAACATAAGATTCTTTTTTGATTTCTTTGTTAGTCTTGTAGTCAATGATATTTACTTTACCATTGACTACTTCAACTAAGTCTGATTGTCCACAGATACCGGCTGATCTTAAATAGACCATATGTTCTGGATACACGCCTGGTTCTAGTTTTTGTAATGGAGCAATTTTTACTCCATCTTTTAATTCTGTAGGTTTAAATATAGGTACAGTAACACCTTCTCTTTCAATTGAAGCTAAAGAACATAAGTCAGATTCTCTTTGGTTATGGTACCATGTGCCAAGAGTTGTAGACCTATCTCCTTCATTGGTCCATATTTGTTGTATAATAACAGGATCTATACCAAACCATTTAGAGTTTTTGTTTTTGGTTACTTTTTCTGCAGTTTTCTTTGCATCAAAAGGTTTTTTAAAATGGGAAACAAGTGTAGTTACACTTATCCAATCAATGTTACTGTCATCTAGACTTTTATAACTATGATCATTTGCATTAAATACAATCATACTTTATTCTTTAAGATTACCTAATGCATCTTCTTCCTCTACTGTAGCAATGGCATCCCATTTACCAATAGGACAATCAGATGCAAGTGATCTAGTTTTAAAACTTAGTGAACATCCACATTCATTACAACATGGGGCCGTACCTTTTACAGCACACTTCTTTCCTTTGTGTTCACATTCATCACAGATAGAATATCTGAGTCTAGCAATTTCTTCTACAGTCTCATCTCTGATAACACTATTGGTTATCCCCTCCAGAATCTGTTTCCGGTTTTGCCAAATTAATTTGAGAGTATTTTTCATCTTTAAATGTTTTACGTTTTAATAATTCTTCTTCTGCTTTAGAATGAATTTGGTTTAAAAGTTCTAGTTTCTCTTCTACACTTTTTTTATTATGATAAGCACCAAAAGTTGAAGTATCGTGATTATCTAAAACTTTTTCATAATGAGGTATTGCTTTTTTTACTTTCTGTATTTTAATTACAAAGTGACCAAGACCATCTACATTTATTCTTAAATCACTTAAGCTACTCATTTTTTTTCTTAATGTTTTATAGTAGTTTTCTATTAAACTTTCTACTAAATCTTCAGAGACATCAAACTCTTCTGTTATTTCTTTGTATAAACTATTTGCTTTCTTCGGTATCATGTCCTAAAAATTTATAGTCCAATAATATAGAACCTTCTGTTTGAACTTTTAAATTTGGATTAAGCATGATTAGTTTTTTATTACTTGAATCCTTAATTACAAGTCCACTTTTCTCAGCTTTATTTATACTGTTTCTAACAGTTTGTGGAGATTTGAATATCCAATCTTCTTCTGAAGATGCATCAAGACAAAAATTACTTAGCTCAATTGGTTGATTAAAACTCAATAATGTAAGACAGTCAAGATCAGATTCACTCATTGTTATACGGTTAATATAACAATGAGTTAAAATCTGAAATTTTACAATATCCCATTTGGGCATTCTAACTTTTTTCTGTACTTGATTAACAAGTGCCATTAACCTCTTTTTAATTTTTTACCTGTAGCAGGTGCTGATGCTTCAGGTTTTTGTACAGGTCTTGGTGGTACTACTGAATCTTGTCTAAGATCTTCTCTTTCATCTTCATCATCTAGATCAGGACCTTGAGCAGCAGCCATCATACCAGCATAATTTAACTGCATAGTTGCTCTTTTATATCTTGCTTCTTCAATCTCAGTTAATAATTTTTCATACTTAGATTGTGCTTCAAGATATGGAAGAGATTTTTCATAAAATTGTTTCATTTCATCTCTTCTTGCATCTAATTCTTCAGGAGTTAGTTGCTCCTCATTTTGTTGGTTTTTCATAATATTATTTATTAAAATTTAAACAAATATACAAGAAAAGTTTAAACTAGAAATATTTAAACAAAAAAAATCCAGGCATAGAAAGTACCTGGATTATAGTAGTTAGGATGTATTTATCTATTTTTAATTGTAAAATTTAAAATAGTAAGTAGGTAAAATTCTCTTGATAAATCTAATTCTAGTGAAAATAAGTCTAAACTAGATATTCTCAATCTTATCATCAACTTATCCCACTGCTTTCTTGAACTATTCCAGTTGTTTCTTAGTTTCATACTACAAACTTAATAACATATCAATTAAATCTGGATGAGGATACATATCTACTTTACCTCTAATTACATTAGTATGTGTATATAATCCTGGAGTTTTATTAGCTTTATCAAGATCTAATATATCAAATCCATCGGCTCCTTTAGCTTTTACCCATTCTACTAAACCTACTCTAGGATCAATATTATATTTTTCAGCTATAAATAGTATCCAGTTTTTAAGATTAGTTAACTGTGCTTCTGAATAATTATGCCAAAATTGAAATCCACGGAAAGGTTTAGCTAACTTAATTATTTGAGCTGGATCAGCCGGAGTATTTACATAAGTCTTACCATTAACTATCTGACCCATACAACATACTTCAATAGCTACAGAATTTCTATGCATAACAGAATTACCTGTACCTGTATGCCAACCATATCCTCCTTCTGGAAAACATTGAATTAGTTCTCCATCATATTGTTTAGATTTATTATCTACAGACTGTCCTCCTAAAATATATTCTGTAGCTACATTACCTCTGTCATCTCTTGCCCACATATCTGCAACTTGATAAGGATTTGGTCCTCCTGCAGTATGATGTAAAAATATCCATTGCTTTTTTACAGGACCAGGAAAATATGTTCCTACTGGCATATAATGTTTCTTTATTTCCAGTGCTCTAGATACTTCTAAATTCTCAGCATTATCTGTATTTAGAATACCCATATGTGCCCAAGTTTTTGGTCCCACTATACCATCTGCTACTAAACCATTTTTCTTTTGATATGCCTTAACTGCAGATTCTGTTTTAGGACCAAAGTCTCCATCTATAGTAATTTTTAAAAATTCTTGCAAAGTTTTTACTGATTCTCCTTTGCTACCTTTTTTTAGTACTATCATTTTTTATTAAATTTTTTAGTATAAAACTTTGCAAGCCATGTTCCAACTCTTTTAAGTGCTGAAGTTTTTGCATCAACAGTAACTTCAGTTCCTTCTTCTGTTTTTGTAACATGTACATCTAGTTTTTCACTGTCAAGTACAAACTCTTTTTTCTCTTCATCCTTATTGAGTTCTACATCAACTTTAGGTGTGTCAACTTTTACATTAACTTTTTTGCCTTCTTTCTTTGCTTTGACTTTTACTTTTTTAGTCTTTACTTCTACTTCAAAGTCTTCTACTTTTTTAGTTTTCTTTGCCATTATTTTGTTTTTTAGTTATTACTTCGTCAAGATCCTTGTAATCTTCTACTGTTAATTGGGATAAAGTAGCTGCTACTGTTCCTGCAGTTACTAAATAACCAGCTACTGTAACTACTGCTGCTGGTAATGTTATTGGAGCTGCTATTACTACCCCTGCTGCTGCACCTACTGCAATAGCTACTTTCTGTACTTTTTTCCAGAACTTTGGAGTTGGAGTCTTCCATCTTTTCTTTAAATTATTCATGTCTATTATTTATTATAAATAGTTTTACTGCATCTGATAATTCACTTACATTCTTTGCTAAGTTTTTAATCTCAAGCTGTGTAAGTTCTTGTAGTGCTTGATATTTAATTTGATTCTCTTGTTGTACTAGTTCTATTTTACCTTTTAATTTTCCTTGTTCTTCTGTGTTTTTTCTAACATCAGAGTGAATCATTTTTAAAAAGTATCCAAATATAGCAAAAACTAAACTTGCAATAAAAATTATAAGAGTCATTATCCAACTTTCCATTTTTTTTAAAATTATAAATATATATTATAATATACAAAAAATAAATGAAACTACAATAGGATACTATGTATTTTTACGTATTAAACTAAGTCTCCTTCAAGCAACCAAGAATTGGTTCCTATTTTAGTTAAAGTTACAACTCCATAAGGACTATCAATTCCATTTAAACTACTTCTTGAATTAAGTATTACTCCTGAACTTGGTATTACATAAACAACAGTTGAACCAATATTTGTAATTTTAAAAACTGAACCAATAGCAATTGGTGATGTAAAATTTGTAGGTAGTACTATATCACCCGAAATATTTACATCTTGTACTATTAAAAAATTTCTAAGTGTTTCATTTAAAGTTAAACCTGTATCAGTTCCATTATTATAAATTTGGATTTGACCAGTAGCTTCAAAACTAAGATCAATTTGATTGCTTATTGTATTATTAATACTAGTTACAATAAGTCCGTTACCACTATTAAAATTAAGTTTAGATGTTGAACCTACAGGAATAGTATTATCTAATATATCTATAGTAGCTGTATTTATTTGAGGGCCAAATCCTGATTGAAACTTAATATCATCAAGAGCATATCTATCAAATCCTGGAGCAAATGTATTGGCTGTAGCACCAGTCATTAAAAATCTTACACTTGTAATTGTTGTAATCCCAAGATTTCCAAAGGCATTTGTAGGAATTGAAACTAACTGCCAGTTATTAATACTGTTCATACCCAATCCCCAGTTTGTTGCATTAACAGCTCCAATAAGTGTTGTATTATTATAAAGAGCTACAAGTATATTTCTAGCAGGTAGTGCTACAGGTAAATAAACTCTAAATGTTAAAAATGTAAATGTACTTCTAGAAATACTTCCTGATGGTTTAGTATATCTTACAAACTTAAGATTATAACTATTAGGATAGGATGGAGCTGTAACTAATGTAGATTCTAAACCTTGAAAAGGTGGAAATGTAGTGCTTGTAAAAACAGCAGATAAAGAAGGTACAGCTCCTGCAGTAAATTGCTGTAGCCAATCTGGACTTGAGCCTTCTCTGTAGACAAATTCATTTGTAATGGTTGGAGTTGTTGCACCGGCACCTACTAATACATATTGAACTAGTACATAGTTTTCATCTATAGCTGGTGTAAGTGGATTTACTGCTGGGGTTCCTAAAATTACTGAAACTACTCCAGCCTCATTTACTACAATAGCATCAAATCTATTATTACTAGGATCACCTGAAGATAAAGTTATATTTTGAGCAAGTGCTGAAAATTCTACTCCTGCAATTTGATATACAAGAGCTGATACATTAAATACCATTCCTGTTCCTGACCAAGAAGCTCCTCCAGATATTAATAAGTTGGCATTGCCAGGATTATTAATATTTGCAAGATCCAACATAGTTGCAAATGCATTAGTTGCAGAAGGATGTGATAAACTAGTGGTTGCTGCATCATATACATCACCAGGTAAATTTCTATTTATGTTAGTTGCCATTATTTTACTCTATTTATTGTTGCTATTACAGAAGGAATTGATGGTAATGGTGCAACTGTTGTATTTCTAAGTAATTCTATAGAAGCTGCACTTGCTTGCCACATGATTTGAACATTACTTCCTGCATTCATTTGAGTAAAGAAATTCCAAGCTGCCACCAACAAGTCACCATTATTTGCTAATGTGAGGGTTGTGTTACTATCCGGAACATCTACTCCATTTACTCTAAACCAGATATAAATCTGAGTTGCTCCTCCACCTGCTGTTTTATGTAATTGAGCAGAGAAGGTAATATTATAAACTCCTGTTTGAGTTACTGTAATTTGAGTAGGTTTACCAAAAGTATCATTTACAACAGATACACCATTTGTTGCAACTGGATCTACACTATCAAATTGCATTGCTTTTTCAGTAGATACTCCTGTTGTTTGTGTAGTAGTATCAAAGAATGAACCAGTTGCTAACTGATTTAATACGGCTTGAGCATTATCAGTATGTATTGTTGTACTCATTATTTTATGATATCCAAGTAATTACAAAAGTAGTTCCTGAAGCATCATATGCTAAACTACCTAATGTATTATTTAGAGCACCCCCATCAAAATTAATTGTTACACCTGCAGGTAATGATTGACCTGCTCCTACTAATCCTGCAGAAGAACCAACATTTGCAATAGAGAAACTAAATGCATTTGCTGGTGTAGATCCTATACCTACAGCTGTTATAACATTTGGAGTTCTAACTGCTGCTGTAAGTTTAGTATTTACTGCAGCTAAAGTAACTTCTGTTGCTGCTCCAGTAGGAAGAGATACTGTACCTGTAATGTTGTTAATATTCCATGTACCTGATTGAGATGCTGGTACAGCTGTTTGATTTGATGCAATAACTACAGGCATTGAATTTGCCATTGTAGTCTGTCCTAATGCATTTGGTGTTCCTGCATTAATAGATACTAGGTTAGATGTATAAGATACAATCTGTGCTAAATAACTATTTGGATTAATGTATGAAATTGGAGCTACCGGAGTACCTGGAGTATTTGATCCTGCTAAGAAATAAACAGGAGGATCAAAAGTTCCTGTAGCCGGATTCCATATTCTTACTTCTAACCAGTTAACACCTGCATTATCTACTACTAAGAATGCTTCAAAATCAGAACCATTCTGAATAGCTGTAAGAATTTGTAACAATAAAGGTTCAACTTGATCTGTATTATTATCAATCTCTTGAAGAATATCAGCAGCCAGTTTTAGTTGATCACAAGCACATTGTTGACCATACAACATCTTTAGTTGCCAAGGGAAATTATTACCTTGTAAACCACTATTTTTTAAATTTCCTATACTATTTGACATAGTCTTATATTTTATTTGTTTCTACATCTTTAGGAGGGAATAGTACTGCAAGTGCTTGTACAATAAATGCTGCATCTTGTAGTGTATACACTCCTTTTTTAAATCCCTGATCTAAAGCTTGATTTAAGATTTCAATTGCTTGTTCTTTTGTCATACTGTGCCTAGTTCAGTTTTTTGTTTTTTAGTTAAAATGTTAGTAAACCAATCTTGTGTTAATACATATCTTACATGTTGTTGGTTAACATCTAACATTTTTGTTTCTTCTTCACTTAATGTTTCTTTAGCTTTTAATTCATTAATTAAATTAAAACTATCATAAGTAGCTGATACCATTTTTTCTACTCTTTCTTGAGATATTTCTAGTTCCATGTTTTAATTATTAAATTACTAATAAAGGAATTTTATAGTTTGCACCATTAATTCTTACAGTCCAAGTTCTATTAGGAGTTATAGTTTCTGTAGTTATAGCACCAGCATTTGTAAATGCAGATCCTACTACAAATTGATTATTTGCTGTTGCTGTAGCTTCTCTACCTAAAAGTACACATCCACTATAATTTGAACATGCTGTTGCCCACCCTATTGCAGTATTATTATTACCAACTGAATTACCACTTAAAGCAAATTGACCAACAGCTACATTATTATATCCTATAGTATTTTGACCTAAAGCACTATCACCAATTGCTGTATTTGAACTACCTGATGTATTATTTGATAAAACATTAGCACCAATACCTGTATTTGCAGAACCAAATGTATTAAGTGATAATGATCCACTACCAACAGCTGTGTTAGTACTTCCACTATTAATAAGTTGTAAAGAATTATGACCTATAGCTGTATTTTCACTACTTGAATTACCTGTAAACATTGCAGTATTTCCAATTGCCGTGTTTTTTGAGCCTGTTGTATTACTTAGTAATGCACTTGTACCAATAGCAGTATTATTATTACCTGAAGAATTTGAACGTAAAGCAGACTGACCAAATGCAGTATTACTATTACCAGATGTAGTATTCCATAGAGTTAAATATCCAAAACCAGTATTACCACTTCCTGAGGTACGGCTTTTTAAAACACCTTCTCCAAATCCAGTATTTGTAATTTCATTACCTAAACCATTATTCCAAACTGTTTTTTCAGTGAGATTATATTCAAGATGAGGAATCTGTGTTTGATAAATAGGAATGTTTAATACTCCACCAGCAAATGTAGAAGCTCCACCAGTACCTATTGTAGTAACAGATAAATTACCTAACTGATTTTCTAAGTCTTTAAATGTAATTGCAGACGGTTGATAATCAGATCTATTTGTAGTATCTCTTACACCAATTGGTATTAAATCATTAGGAGCTAATGTTTTTTTAATCTTTTTGGTTTTAAATAAACTAAAAAAGTTATTTATATTATTTAGCATGAGTTCTTATTTTTTTCGAATAAATGGTACTATCTCTACTGTAAATTCTTTTTCTTTAGTTTCAGGATTATCTACTATAATAAATGTACCTGCTGGTACTCCTGCTTTGGCAGCATCTGCTGCATAGCTCCATATACCATTTGCTAGTAAACCTTTAACTAATCTAGTTAACTCAACTGCTTTTGCTTCAGGTTTTGAATTATACTCACCTGTTAAGTATACTGCTGGAGTAATGTTTCTTACATTAAATCCTACACTTGCTTTTTCTATTCCAGGTACTTCTGGTTTTACGTCAATTGGTTGTTTTACATCTGCCATGATTTCTAATTTTTATTTATTTTACAATTTTTACTGTTCCATCTGGAGTACTGTATAGTTCTCCAGGTTTTAATCCTGCAGCACATGCTGCAGCATTGTCAGGGAATTCCCTTCTAATGTTTGCTAAGAGTGCATTAAGATGCCCAAACTTAGCAGGTGCCATATCATTATCTGTCTTTAGATATGGATCTGGAGATACTGGAAAAAACTTTACCATTATGCTTTTTGTTTAGTTGATAATTGTGCTTTTTCTTTTGCACTTTTAAAAAACTTTTCTGCTAGTATATTACTTTTTTCAAGTCTACTCTCTTGCCCTAGTGTGGCAACAGCAGTAACTCCTTGTTGTATTAAACTTTCATATCTTTCTTGAAGTAAAGAATCTTTGAAGATTCGATTTACTTTTACTTTTACATCTGACATAAGTTCTAATTTTAAAGTGATGTTGTAAATTCTAAGTTGATTGACTCATCCACAAAGATATCATATTCAAATGCAACATTTCCATAAATATCTCCTGCAGCTGATGTACTACCTACAGCAAGATACAGTTCAATAGAACCCGGTGTTGTGTTATAGTCTTCCATAATTGTACAGAATTCTGCATTTACAGTACCACCAGCTGTATCTGAAAACATTGCTCCATCAGATAATCCAGTTTGTAACCAGTTACCTGTAACATCATCAAATGCTTCTACTGATCCAGATACTCTCCATGGAAAATCTCCATTCAAAGGTACATTTGCCGATACAGTACCTATATACCAAAACTGAAAATTAGTACCTACTGCAATCTTACCAGATATCTTGTATGATTTAAGAGTAACTTCATTTCCAAAAAAGAAACTCTCACCAGAAATAGTATTCACAGTTTCTTTCATTGTTGGAACCAATACATAATCAAAAGGATATGCAAATAAAGTAGACTTTAAATGAGCATCAAGAAAGTCTTCTCTTGTGATAGCACCAGTAACAAATCTGTCATCTCTCTTTTGAGTTGCTACACCAACAGCAACTAATGATTTTCTAGGTGCTGATTTAAGAACCCTTTTTCCCTTTATCCAAGAAATAAAATTTAAAATATCCATGATTATTTACTTATAAGGTTAACAATAGTCCATTCCATAGAATGCAGTTCCATCATATAAGAAAGGAATAGCTGTAGTTCCTTCATCTACACCATGATCTGATGGTGGTGAATCTGGACCACAGTTATTAAAGTTAAGATCTCCTGAAGCAGTAATTTGATATCCACTACTTGTACTTGAGAAAGTCAAATATAACTTATCTCCAAGTCTGTTTTTTACTGAAACCACATTTAGAGTAAAGTCAACTTGAATATCTCCTTCAAATTTTACAATTGTTTCTGGAGCTGATAAGTAAAGATTAACTGTTTCCCCTGGAGTTGTAGGTACTGGAAGAGTAATTACTTTTCTTGAACTTCTAATAAATTCAAACACGGACCTGTTAAGGTATTGCCACATGTAAATTAGTGGTGATTTATATTCTTTCATCTTTTATATTTAAGACATTAATACTATAATATACAAAAAATTTTTGAATAAAAAAAATCCCTAGAAAAAAATTTCTAAGTATCTTTTCGTTTGGAGAGTTATAGAGTTAAAACATAAGTCCCATAAAAAATGCAATGAATAACATTACAATCAAAGTTATATTGGAGTATTTTCTACCTTCTGGATCATCTTCCCACACATTAGACATCTTATTATATATAGGTTTATTCATAGCTGCATTCACTAAGAATAAAAATCCTAGTGCACACAATCCTATTATAAACATAATACCTTTAACCATCATAATGAGTTAATTCTTTTTTGTAAATATACTAAAGCTTTTTGTAAATCCTCCTTTTCAGTCAATTTATTTTTTTTACCTGCTCTAGCAACATACTTAATCACATTACCTAGATAGAAGTCTTTATCAAGTCCCCAGGCTTCTAACACCTCAAATACTTCATAAGGATTATCCACACCACCGTAGTAACTTGGTCTTGGTCCTTCATCTAGTTTTACAACTCTTTTACTCCAGTCTACTTCTGCTGCTGTAGGGCAAGGATTGGTAGTAATACTAGTATCTTTTCCATAAACATCCTTGACCATATCTGCATATGGAGAGTATTTATCACCTGGACTTGGAGTATATGTATTATAATTTTTACTTTTCATAGCTTACCATACTATAATTACATCACCTTCATTAAGAACAAGTTTGATAGAACCATCAATGTCAATTCTCTCTACAGTCTCCATGTTTAATGATGATGTTCTTACATATACTTGATCTCCTTCTTGTACTTCTTCTACTTTATCTCCTATGGCATAAACAGTAAGTTTACTCCAGAGCTTTGCAGCTTCCTGCATCATTGCCTCTTCATCTTTTGCAGATAGTTCAATACTAGACTTTTTTCTTTCAGGTACACTTAACAGAATAGTCCTGCCTCTTAGTTTTTTAAATGGTTTCATTATTTGTTGGTTTTAAAAATTTACGCATCATAACTTTTAGACTTATCTTTTCCCTTATTCCTTAGATCATAAATAGGAAGTTCTGGTTGAATCAATAAATCCATTTTGATTTTTTCTAGCAGTCCAATCACTGCAAAATTTTCATAGGCCTTTTCACCTAGATGTACTTCTATCCCATTATCGGTTTCCATCAAGGATAGAATAACTTTACTTTCTGACATGTTTATTTTTTTAAGGAGCTCATCATATACCATTCTAGCCTCTAAGTTAGAGTCTGTTCTTTCTGCAACAAACAACCATAACTTTTTTTGCTGATCAGTCATTTCATATAACAAACTTTGTGGAGAACAAATATATAAATTTTTTTTGTTTAAACTAAAAACCCCAGAAAAATTTCCAGGGTCTCTAGCTTATTAATCAATAAAACTTAATATGAACTTGGTAAAGGTAATAATTATTTTTTAAAGAATCCTTTTTTAGGTTCTTCTTTTTTATTAAACCCTAACTTCTCTATAATCTTGTTAGCCTCTTCTTCAGCATAAGCAAGGATCTCTTCTTCTTTATTCTTTACATCCCAGTTATGAAGTAATAAAGACAAGTGTCCGGTCTCATGCATAACTGCAGTACACTTCTCTGTCAAACTGTACCTACTAAAGGTACCAATGTTAATAAATAGAAAAGGTTTGTACGGTGCCTTCCCAGTCAACTTCTTATCTGCTGGATCATAGTTAGTCCACCCATAAATATAAACCCCATTACCTTTAGTCTTATCAACTTCTTCTGCCTTGGCATCTTTAAGATTCAACCCGTGCATCTCATCCACACCATAGTAGTCAAAGATCTCTGTAGCATCCTTACCTGCTAAGAGAACATATTTACCCATGTCAAACTTTTTCATAAAGCAAATATATAAAAAAACCCAGACAGTACTTCTTGATCAGAGAAACTTATCTGGGGTAGATCTTGGTTATACAAACTTAGGTACCTCAGTCTGATTTCCCAGTATCTAAAAAGTCCAGGACTAGTGAGCAGATCTAACGGTATGCTTCCCTGGATCTAGACCTGTGTCTATCCCAACACAGGGGGGCTATGATGCAAAGATAAACAAAACCCCGGTACATTACTACCAGGGTCTGTCTGAGTAAATAAACTTCTTATGCAAGAAACTTCTACAAATATAAAAATTTTTTTTGGAATTTAAAATCTTGTAAATAAGAGAATGTGATGACCCCCTAGTCAGAGCCACCCCGGCCGTGTCACAGCTGGGGGTACCCCCCATCTCTTCCTACAGGGTGTCTCTGGTCTGACTAAGAAAAAACTTTTTTCCTGTGCCAGAGAAAAAACTTTTGTCAAGTCAGACTGTGGCTAACCCATCAACTGCATACAAAATAAATTTGTATGAAAGATCAACTTCCAACTCAGTCAGCTCTGGTGAGCATCCTTCCTTTGAAGTCTCATGACTTCCTTTATGGTATAAAGAAAGTCAACACGGAATCCTGGTTGCCCAGAATTCCTAAAGCCGTTGTCAAAGATCTTATCCAATCTCCTGGATTGTATAACATCATTTACCGGCTTTACAAGAATGCAGCTGGATATGAATCCATCTACATTCAATCAGCACAACAGATTGTGACCAAATAAGGTCACATCTGTTTTGCTTTTTCATTTTCCCTCTTTTGGCTAACCCTTAACTTATCTTGATAATAATTATTCATTAACTAAAATTTAAACATTATGAAAGCAGTTTATGCAGGAAATTACATCCGTAAAGAAGGGGAACAAAAAGGTAAAACTTTTCACATTTACACCATTAAGGGTACAGTGGAAGAAATTAAACAGTATATTAATTCCCCGCAATTTAAACAGTATCCAAGAAAGTCTGCAACAGGTGAACCACAGTTGCATACAATGTATATGGATGCATTTAGAGATGAGTTGCCATTGTATCTTAAACAAGATGGAAACTTTACATTGGATCAATCTGAAACAAGAAAAGATGTTGCAAGATTGGAAATGTTAGAACAAACAAGTAGTGTTCTAGCAAGTGCATTTGCAAACAGATTAGCAGACAAAGTATTTGGTGCAGGTAAAGTATCAAGCAGTACTGCAAATTCATTCATACCAGAACCTGTAGCAACAGGTGATGATGCAACATTGAATGAAGATTTGTAAGCATTAATGATGAGTGAGTAGGACTTAGGTCCTACTCTTCATTTTTTAGTAATTATTTCACCCTCTTTTTTGCTAACCCTTTACTTTAATTGGGAAATAATGCTACTGCATTATTTTGATTTTTTTAGTAAATAGTATATGTCTACAGCATTAGTAATGATTACTCAATACTCAATAACATTTACTAGAAATATAATATTATATATTTATTATACAGTGTGTGCATACTCAACATAGAAACTATTATTATATATTCTACAAATGTGTGCACGGAAAACTGTAAATATAAGTGTGAGAATGTTATTGAGTATTACTCTCTTCCTAGTTTCTTAGGTAGAAGAACTACTCAATAATTATAATATTATATATTACTATTAATTAATTAATATAGCTAACTTTTAAAACAAATATAAATATGAAAACAAAAATTTATGATTCATTTGTAATAGGCATTGTAGTAGGTGCTCTATCATTCTGTATAATACAAGTTATACTTGGTTATGCATATGCAAGTTCAGTATCAAAGACTCCGGAAAAGGTATCAAAAGACTGGACAGATGTTGGTGGTAACATTGACATAGAATATTATCTAGAAGTAAGCGAAGATAGTATTTGGATTGAGAATACTCAATCACATAGAGTATATGGTGGTACATATACTCAATTAGATTCATTAGTAACAATTGATAACCAATAAATAATTAAATAATATGAATGCAACTATGATTCAACACAGAGAGTATGTAGATCAACTACATACAGCAGAACAAAAGATTAATACTAGTCTTATTAAGTATGCAGAACAATTCTTCGGGAAAAGATTGTCAACAAAAGAAACTAATGATTTAATAGCTATGGATGTCTATGACAAAATATGGTTATTAGATCAATACAAGTTTGAAGTTAACTATGTTAAAGAACCTGACTTATGTAACTTGTATTAATTTATTATCCTGAGTATGATATAAAACTGCTCATTATTAACTTATAGAAACTTAATTTAAAACTTATGAAAAACTTAAAATTTATAAAAGAAAAAGACAACAAATGGTATGTTGATTTACCTGAATGGACAGGTGATAAAGCTGATTTAGAAATGGTGTGTGGTGCTGATAGATTACTCGATTATCTATCTAACAAAGGAGATAAAGTTGATACACTAGTATTTGAAGAACCAGTTGATGATAGTATTATCCTAACTAAAAGATGGGATATCTATGGTGGTGCTGATTACAGTGTTCAAAATTGTCCGGGTGTTGAGTATGCTTGGTTATGTAAAGTAACAAAGTTTGTTTATGATGGTAATTTACCAGAAAAATTATATGTAAAACTTGCGTCATGACAGAAATTATAATTATGTTATTATCAGTAGCTCTTGTGTGGTCACAGAGCTACTTAAACCAAAAAAAATAAAGAAATGATAGTAGAAATTAACTCCGAAAATTACAAAGAGATTATATCTCAAACTGATAAACCTGTATTAGTAGACTTTTATGCTGATTGGTGTGGACCGTGCAAAATGTTACATCCAGTAATGGAAAAACTTGCTGAAGAATTTGCAGATACTGTAATAATTGCAAAAGCTAATGTAGAAGATAATAGAGATATGGGTGTAGAATATGGTATTATGAGTATTCCTGCAGTTATTATTTTTAACAAGGGAGAAATGATTGGTAGTAAAATGATTGGTGTAAAACCAAAAGATGATTATGCAAATGTCTTAAAAGAATTAGTATGAGAATAAAAAAATTAGAACAAAGAAAAGATCAATTGCTTGATGATTTGTATATGTTACATTTTGCTGAACCTAGTCCAGAACTATATATGCAAAAAAGACATGAGATTGAGCATGAGATTGCTTGTATTGAAGAAGGAATTGAGATTGAAAAGAAAATGTTACCATTCAAATACATGTTGTATGGGTTCATTATGATTGCAATTGGATTATTAATGTGGGCATATGCCGTAAGTAAATGATTAATTATGAAAGAAAAAGTAAATGCAAAGTTTTTAAAACTAGCTCTAGATTTAATGAATGACCAACAGCTTAAATATTTTGCTGATGAAATAGAAGATAGAATGGATTATCTTAAAACAAAATTAATAGAAGATGCTAATCAAGAATCTTCAATTGAAATTAAAGAAGAATATGCTGCACTTAAACAAATACGTGGCAAATTTATTGTTGATTTAAATATTATATCATGAAAAAACTGATTATGATTATTGCGGTTATGATTACTGGAGTTGGTTACTCACAAAAATTACCAAACTTTCTCTCTAGGTCAGAGAAAAGATTCGTGCAGAATGTAATTGAAATAAAAGGTAATAATCCTGTTGAGATTACAAAAAGAAATGATTCACATATTGTGTTAGAATTTACTGATGCAATGTATGTACTCAAACCAAATGGTTATGTTGGTGAGATGTGGATTCTTGAAGATGAAGACTGGATACGTCTTCCTTCAGAAGAAGAATGTTATTAACTTGTTAGTCCTGTAGCTCAGGTGGATAGAGCAACTGCCTTCTAAGCAGTAGGTCCTTGGTTCGAATCCAAGTGGGACTACTAATTTTATTGTTTAATTTAAATTTATGATTATGAAATGGTTAGGAAAAATGTTTAAGAAAAAACAGAAAGTTTATAATGTTCCAGGAAAATATAAACTTTTAATTATTGATGATGAAGCAGAATTGCTACATGAAAATCTTGGTATTATAAGTCCAAGAGCTGAAGAACTTTTAAAAGCATGTATGGATTCATTTGAAGATAACAAACGTGTACATACTGCATTAGCAGAAATAGTAGACAAATGTTGTCATACTAATGAAATTGTATTTGCTACTCTTATGATGTCTAAAATCATTGAAAGAAATGAGCAAAAGAATAGATTACATGATATGTTAAAAGATATGTTTGGCCGTGGATGATATAGTAATATTTGAGTCTGTCTTGGGATTTAATCTCAAGGCAGACATTAGAGATGCAAATGGTAACTTGATAAAACCAGGAGTAAAAAGCTCAGTAATACCAAAAGAACTTCCAATAAGAATTTCTACTAAAATTACTGATAGAAGCTTTTTTACTCATTTTAATGATGAGTTACTAAGTAAAATAAGACAACACAGAAGATTAACTGATTAATTATGAGAATAAGTGTTAACTATGATGATACTGATGTAGCAAAAGCACTCAGTAAGATCATCAAAGATTCTAATTCTGAGGAGTTTGTTAAGTTATTTACTCCTATGATATGTAGTAGCTCTCAGACATGTAATCACTTTTTTAAATTAATGTTGGGTAATAAACTACCTGATGTTATACCTAATGGTACTTTATGCAAAGTAAATGTAGCTAATCTTGGATATGGTGTTAATAGAGATGCTATTAAAGAGAAATTTGCTGATGATGATGACAAAGTTGTTGTTACTATAAAAGAATTTAGAGGATATCATGAATATAGTGAATATCATATTGAGTACACTAATGTTTTAGACAATGGTGCTACAAAAAGAGATACTACCTATGTTCAAGCAAGAGATTTAGAAATTATAGAAGAGTTTTAAGATAGTATATCTGTTGATATGCTTTTCCTGACCAAATGATATGGGGAGAGAAATCTCCCCTTTTCATTGTTAGCTATATATTGCTAAATATTATTTGTTTAAATAAACAACATCTTAATAAATGATATATATTTATCTGCATATTTATTTATGCCGGTAATGCAATATCAACTCCCTAACGGGAAAGTAGTTCATCTCTCTATAGAAGAGTACCTTGATCTTACAGATGAAGATATACAGTACCTCATGTCAATTGACTATGGTGAACATATTAGAGATCCTTTTACTGGTTCTGCTGTAGAAAGCAATAAAAAAGAAAAATATTATGACTTTGATTTCATCCCAATGGATGATGACGAGTTAAATGATATCATATCTGATGATACACCATTTGATGATATCATTGATTTATCTGATAATTTGGATATGTAGTTTATAGTCCGGAATTTAAACTACCAACTACCCTTAACGTGAGTAATTAAGGATTTAGTATACACTCAACAATCAATTTATTTATTAATTATTTAAAACTTAAAGTTATGAACTCTAAAGTAGTTATTTTGGCTGATGAAACAACAGGAGCTGTTGTAAATGTATCACAAAACAATCCTGAGTATGGATTTATTCGTGTACAACAAGTAAGAACAATGATTGATGACAATGGTTTCTTACGTAGAAAACCTGTATCTGCATTGATTCCTGGTACATTAGCTGAGTTAAAAGAGTCTGGTTTCTTTGCTGGACAACAGTTAGATGGTAAAATTGTAGTAGAAGAATCTCTTGAGCCATTCAATGAGAAAACTCCAGAAAGAGATCTTAAAGTAGCTGGAGAAACAGGTATTGTATGTACATTAGGTGGATTACCTATCTACAGAAGAACTAAATTTTCTTTTGATGCAAATGGTGCAGATACTTTAATTAAACATGATAATGTTGAAGAGTTACGTGCAGCATATGCTAAAGGTAAATCTTCTGCAATTCGTCCAAATATAAGTGAAGACTTTTCAATTGGAGGATAGTATTTATTAGTTAGTTAAGAGAGGGACATTCGTGTCCCTCTCTATTTATGAATGTAAAATTGTATGATTAAAATGGAAAAGTTAAAACAACAGGTAAGAGATTACCAATTATCTGCAGGTAAAATGTACATGCAGTATGAACAAGACAAGTATTCTGTATATCAGAACTATTTGTATAAGAGAGCATTATATGGTCTAGATGCTCTAACTCCACAAGAACTTTCTACAATGTGTAGCAAGAAGAAACAAAGAATACTTAATGTGTATAAGAAATCACAAGCTGTATTAAATACACATAAACAGAAACTTACTATTGAATACACCAATAGGATTTTTACTACTTTGTTTCCAAAAGCTAAATTGACAAAAGAACTTGTTACTATCAATGATATAGATGAAAAGTTCAAGAATACTTTAACTTTTAAAGATTTAAACATTGATAAAGATCAAATTATTAGTATCTTTATAGCCGAAGGTATACTACCTAAAAACTTTTTAAGTTTAAAAGAAGCACCGGTTAGTCTACCTCAGCTTAAAAATCAAAGAGTATGAGAACATTTTATGACATTAGAGAATTATCTCCAGCAAGAGAAAGATGGAGACCGCTAGAAGTAAAAGTTTTGTTAAGTAGTAAAAAGAAGTATTTAATTAAAGTTATTACAGCAGAAGATAAAAGATCTGGTGATTTAATAAACAAGTATATTGTCTGTCCAAAAGATAATTTTCTTGATAAAGATCTTCACATTACTGAAAGTTTTTGGAGTGCTTTAAAGAATTTTCTTTTTAAGAAAGTAAATAAGTATCCTGAGTTTCCAGAAGAATTACTATGAAACTTAAAATCTGTGATGGTTGTCAGAAAGAGACTGTCATTTGGAAGAACCACGAGGGATTCAAATACTGTAAATATTGTTGGAGTTGCCAAAAAGCCATTGATAATAACAGTTCACAGAAACCAACTGATTATAAAATCCCTCTGGTTTCTTCTAAACGTAAAAAGAAAGACCAGGAGTATCTTAAATTAAGAGAAAGATATCTAACACAAAATCATTTATGTATGGTAAAGGTAAATGGTTGTACCAATGGTGCAACTGATGTTCATCACACATATGCAGGTAGTAATAGAGATGCTTTTTACTTAGTTCAGAGCACTTGGTTGGCTGTCTGTAGAAATTGTCATGATTGGATTCATGCTCATCCTACAGAAGCAAGAACAATGAATTGGTTAAAATAAACTTATGGAGACATTATTGACAAAAGATGAGGTTCAATTAGAAGCATTAGCAGCAACTGATGGAAAAAGAAGATGTAGTGTAGTTTTAGGTACTGGTGTAGGAAAGACTCTGGTGGGTCTCAATCATATAGAACGTAATACTACTCCATTGATGAAAGTTCTTATTGTTGCTCCGAAAAGATCAATTTTTCAATCATGGAAAGATGATGCTGTAAAATTTGATAAAGAATATTTGTTAGGTAGAATGGTGTTTACTACTTATTTAAGTCTGAATAAACATAATCCTCATGACTATAATGCTGTCTATTTAGATGAAGCTCATAGTTTGTTGGATAGTCACCGTGGATTCTTACAGTTGTATGCTGGTAAGATTCTTGGCTTGACTGGTACTCCACCTAAACGTGGATATTCAGAGAAAGGTAAGTTGTTAAATGAATTCTGTCCTGTAGTATATACATTCAAAGCAGATGATGCTGTAGAGAATAAAATACTAAATGATTATCAGATTGTTGTGCACCAGATAAGATTATCTAAAGAGAAAAACTATCCGGTAAACATGTCTGGTAAACAATTTATGACTGATGAAGAATCAAACTATACATATTGGTCTAGAAGAATTGATGTAGGATCTGGAAACATGCACATGCTCAGAGTAATGAGAATGAAAGCAATGATGGAATATCCTAGTAAAGAGAAATATACTAAAATACTAATGGATAGTATTAGTACTAAATGTATTGTCTTTGCTAATACTCAAGCTCAAGCTGATAGATTGTGTAGTCATAGCTATCATAGTGGTAATAAAGAGTCTGAAGATAACTTGATGTTATTTAAAGAAGGAAAAATTAATAAACTCTCAACTGTACTGCAGTTGAATGAAGGTGTAAATATTCCTAATCTTAGACAAGGTATTATTATGCATGCATATGGTAATGAGAGAAAGTCAAGTCAAAGAATTGGTCGTTTATTAAGACTTAATCCAGATGAAAAAGCTATTGTTCACATACTATGTTATGTAGATACAATAGATGAGAAATGGGTTAAAGAATCATTAGAAGGATTTGATCAGAGTAAAGTAATGTGGAAAGATTTTGGGGTTAAATTAGATTAACCTCATAATTTTTCGTATATTAGAATTATATGGAAGATACTAGAACACATAAGTTAGTACTGTATAATGATGATATTCATAGTTTTTTATATGTGGTTGCATGTCTTATAAAATATTGTAAACATGAACCATTACAAGCTGAACAATGTGCACTTATAACTCATAATAAAGGTAAATGTTCTGTCAAATCTGGTGATTTTTTAGATTTATTAGAAATTAAAACTGAACTAGAAAGATTAGATTTGTTGACAGAAATTGAAGCCTATGAAAGTTATATGCATTGACTCCAGTAATAAACCATCAAAAATATCATCTGACGAATGGATACAAGAAGGTGTAACATACACTGTTGTAGAAGTTGTCAATATGGGTTTACAACCAGGTAAACTGGGAGTCAGATTAAAAGAAGTAAACCTAACTGAGAAATCTTTTCCTTATGAATACTATGATGCCACAAGGTTTATACCTATTGAAGGTCTCGTAGCCCATTCTATGGAAAAAGAAAAAGAAGTAGAACTTGATTTAGTTTAATATGGAAGAGTACACTAAAGAAGATGTACTTGAAGCTCTATCTAAAATTATTGTAAAATCACGTAAAAGAGTTTTAGTAGATCAAAGAAGTTATCTTATTGGTATTTTGGCATATAGATTTATATTATCTGAACATACTATTGCAAAGCTTACAGGTCATAAAAGACATACTGTTAATTATAATAAAAAGCTTGCTATAGACTTTTGTAAAGATAAATCATATATGCAAAATGTATATGTATATGCCCAAATGTTTCCATTTGACTTTAGTGTAATTGAAAAAGAATCCAAAAGTGATAGATCTATAAGAGTAGAATTAGATCTTGATAAAAAACTATTTAATAAACTAAAAGCAGTTGGAGCTATAAAAGGTCATGATGACATAAGAGTTACAATTAAGTTTTTCTTAGAAAAAAGTTTAACAATATGGGAAGAATGAAAGAAGTCTGTATTCAGATTATGAATGAAAATGAGGGAATACCGGAAGGTATGACTATAGCAGATGTTGCTAGAATGAAAGAATTAGAAATATATAATTGGGAAGAGTATGAAAGATACCAAGAAAGGACAAGATTACAACAGTATCAACAAGAAAATACAGGAGAGGTTGGAAAGACTGAACAAGTCAGCAAAAAATTCTCCTCGTGGTATGGTAAAGCAAGAGAAAATAAAAACAGTGAACAATGAAGAAGGTGATTAATTTATTAGGAGCAATACTAATTACAGGAAGTATTACTGCTCAGTGGACATATAAAGTTAGTAATAATGGTTTTGATGACCCATATAAAATTGCATATACAGAAGTAAATAATAATGCATTTTTAAAAATGGAAAATGTAGATAGTTCTATTGTACTTTATGTACAAGGTGGATACTATTGTGATGAAAAACCAACAGTTGATGTTGTTTTTGTTGTAAACGGAACAGATAAAAAATATAAGTTTATAGGTAATAAATCTCAAGATAACAGTACTGTATTTATTTCATGGTATTTTGATCTTTATTCAGATGCTGTAGTAGATTTTAAAGCTGCATCAAGTATAAGAATTAGAATAAATGAAAGTTTTTGTACATCAGAAATATACAACTTTAATATGGGTAACAGCAAAGCTGCTTATGATTTCATGATTAAATAATGAAACATTTTATTAAATATCTAGTGGTATGGATAAGTCAAAACTTATCTATACCATTTTGGATGGTGGGTCATGTACATCTGACAGTAAATGTTTATGAAGATATCTATGAGATATTAGCATCATTTGGAATGAATATCATTGTTGCTGTAGGATTTATTATTGATTATCGGGACCAAAGAAAAAATAAGTAACCTTTAAATCAGAATAAGATGATGATTGGAATTGTATTTCTATTATTAGGACTTATTACAGGTCTTATAATAGGTTATAATATTATGAAAAATGGTAATTGAAAAAGTTACTAGAAAATCCATGATTATAAGACCATCAGGCCGTAGTACTGATTTTATCAGTCCAAGCTTTGGTCATGGCTGTTTGTATAACTGTACTTACTGTTATATGAAAAGACATAAGCCGGAAGGATTATCTGTAGCAACTAATACTATGGATATCCTGACAGAGATTAATTCACATGCTTATTTTTCTACTGTAGAGAAACCAAATCAGACGGGAGAGTATGTAACTTATGATATCTCTTGTAATGAAGACTTTGCTTTACATGCTAAATATCATGACTGGAAGACAATCTTTAAGTTTTTTAGAGAGCATCCTCTTGCTATGGGTTCATTTGCTACTAAGTATGTAAATGCAGATTTGCTTGAACTTAATCCAGAAGGTAAGATTAGAGTAAGATTTAGTCTAATGCCGGAGAAATGGAGAAAAATACTTGAACCTAATACAAGTTCTATTGATTTAAGATTGAATGCTGTACCAAGATTTATTGATGCAGGTTATGAAGTTCATCTTAACTTTAGTCCTATAATAGTTCATGACAATTGGTTAACTGAATATGAGTTTTTATTTCATTTGATTAATAGACATGCTCATTTTAATAATTGGAATAATGATGCTGTCAAAGCTGAAGTAATATTTCTTACTCATAATGAACAGAAACATCTGTATAATCTAGAGAATAAACTTCCAGGAGAAGAATTACTTTGGGTACCCAAAATACAAGAAACTAAAACTTCTCAGTATGGTGGAGCTAATCTTAGGTATGAACACAATAGGAAAGCAGATTACATCAAACAGTGGACTAAATTGCATGATGAACATATTCCTTGGAATACAATTAGGTATATATTTTAAATTAAAATAAAATGGAAGAAAAAATAACAAATGAAACATTAATTCAAAATAGTTGGGTTAATGAGGGTATTAGTTACTCTAAAGATTGGAATGGATCAAGATATAGATTGTTTTTATCCCACAATTATGGAGTAGATGGTAATTATTTTATAAAGCTTCAACAAGATTTAAGTGATCATTCTCCTTCAATAAACATAAACTGTTTAACAATGAGAGATTTGGAATCATTACAAGCATTATTTCATAGAGCAACTGCTTTGGATGTAATGAAAGATGTCATGAGAAATTATCTTTAAATGTATGACACTCAGAGATACAGAACTTATAGGTAAAAAGCTTGTAAAGTATGGATTCTATAGATCTAATACTGATCATCAAAATTATAGACTTCCTAAAGTTGAAGGTACTATAGAGGTGCAGTTTAAAAGATTTGGAAATGTTTGGTTTGCTTTAATACTTCATGAAATAGATCTACATACTAAAGTTAAATTTGATGGTCATCAAGCTACATTTACTCCAGAAGATTTAGTAGAAGAACATAAGAAATTACAAGCAATGTTTAAATTTTTAAGATCATGATAAAAACATTTAAGGATCCTAAAATCATGGCAATGATTAGGAATATTTGTAAGGAACATTGGGAAGTTGCAAAACCAAGTGATAGCAATATTGGATATTTATGGTATATGTATGCAGCAGGCACCAAAGTAGGAACATTCAGACCATTTATTTTTCTTGCAGAATTAAACTTGTTAGTTAAAACAGGTTACATTACTGCAGTAGAGAAAGATAATATGATTGTGATGTTGGATAGTTCAGATGAAGATAATGCTCATGTACTTGCATATTCTATACTTACATTAAGAAAAAGTAGAATAGAGGATTTAGGATTATGGACTACTGATAATGATAAATACAGTGAAATTGATTATATTAGAGATATTATTAATACTCAAATGTTTGTAGGACAATGGCAGAAATAATTTTAAAATTCCAAGAAGATGAACTTGATGATGCTAGAACTGCATTAGATGGTTATAAATGGAAGGGTGCTATGTGGGATCTTGATCAATGGCTTAGAGGTGAGATAAAGTATAATGAAAAATTATCTGCAGAAACAGATAGAGCTTATCAAGCTGTTAGAGATAAGATCCGGGAAATTTTAAATGATGACAACCTAAATATAGAATCATGAAAGAGTTAGTTGAAATTGTTGATGTACTTTGTGTTACAGTAGTAGTACTATTTTTTATGTATGGTGTTTATAAAGTATTAATGGATTAGTATGGAATGTATTAAATGCGGAGCTCCGGCAACTAAAAGGTATAGTCCTGATCTTGATATCAAAGGTATAGGAATGTGTGCTGAGCATACAGATGAGATTATGATAGATCTTATGGTAGCTCAGTTTGATAAAAGAGGCTGGGAGAAGTTTGAGAAAAAGTATTTACCTAAAAAAGATAAGTAATGGAATTTGTAATTGGAGCAGTTATAGTAGTTATAATTGCAGGTTTAATAATTTATAACTTAAAAGATGAAAACTATCATAACTGGGATGATTGATTGTATGTTTACAGCCATCATCAGTATTGTTTATAGAAATATTGATTAATATGATAACTGTAGAAGTATTATCTAAAAAATTAAATATTGCTGACATAAGAACTGTTAAGCAAATACTAGCAAATAAAGAACTTTCTGAAGAAATTGCAAAAAGAGATGTAATATCTGAAAGAAAGTTGGTGGAGGAATATCAAATTCCTCAGAGCCATTTAAGAAATCTGAAACAAAAAAATAAAATATCTTATTTCTGTACTACAGGTGAATTAAATAAAAGTAGTAGAGGATCTAAAGCTTATTATTTTGTAGATGAAGTTCAAGAAATATTTGGATATAATATTAAGTATAACAAATCATTAGTATTTAAGCATAACATATTTAATAAACTAATGGTAGATTTATCTAAGGAGTTTTGTACAAATAGGGAATCCAGATTATTAGAAATGTTACTTGTACAAAATCTATCAGTAGAAGAAATTGCTTATGAAGAAGGTGTGGGTGTTGTTAGAGCAAATGATATGATTAATAAAGCTCATAGAAGAGTACTTAGTAAGATTTATAGTCTTAAAAAAATGTTTGCTGAATGGCCTAATGAACTAGCTTATAAAACTGAAAATCAGTTACTTAAAAAACAAAATACAGAATTGTATCATAAGTTTTTAAGAAATAAAAAAAACAAAGAAGCTAAAGATTATTTGTCTCAAGATGCTGTTCAACACTTTATTAAATATGGATATGATCTTAAAGATTTAGATAAACCTATTATAGATTTTGATTTATCTGTAAGAGCTCTTAATGGGTTAAAAAGTATAGAAATTGAAAAGCTTGAAGACTTGCTATCTTATAGTAAACATGATCTTTATTGTATAAGGAATATGGGTGATAAGAGTATAAGAGAAATCTGTGATTGGTTAGAAGATACTTATAATTGGAAATTAAAAATTAAGAATTAATGAGATGACAGAACAAGAATTAATAGATCTTGGCTTTGATAGAGTAGATATACTTGATGATGAAAGCCAAAATGGATATGATTACTATTACTATCATAAAGAGTTATGTTCTGGAGTACTTTTACATAGTACAGATAATATTGATGTTGTAGGTGATAAATGGGCTTTAAAATCATTTGAGATTCCGGCATTAAATATTATAGATAAAGAACATTATGATCATTTTCTTGAAATAATGAACAATATAACTTGTTAAGTATGTTTAGTGGAAAGTTTATAAAGAAAGATGGCAAACTTGTATTTGCTCATCCTCAAGACAAACTGTCTTATGAAATCTTTCTAGAAAAGATACCAGAAGGTCAAAAAGTAGATATGTATTTAGATCTGGCAAATACAGATCATAGTAAAGCACAACTTGCAAAAGTACATGCTTGTATTAGAGAATTAGCAAAAGAATCTGGTTACACTTTTGATGAAATGAAACTTGTAGTAAAACAAGCTTCAGGACTTGAAGGTAAGTCTTTTGCAGATTGTAGTAAAGATGATTTGATGTTAGCTATAGAAGCTTGTATACAAATAGGTAAAGAACAATTTAATCTTTCTCTGGAGTAGGGTCCACATAACCTTCATCACCAGGTTCAAGAAGTTCTTTTTCTGTATATACTTTTTGTTCAGTAGCTTGTCTTTCTATTTCAGCAATAACAAGAATAATAGTATAAAAGGCACGTTCCATTTCAGTCATGTCTTCATACTTTTGAGAAGTTATTTGTTTGATATATTCAGCACCTTTATCTTCAACATTTAAATGTTTAAGAAGAGTTATAGAAGCTGCTTTAGCCATCAAATAAAAACTTTTATTGACTTTGATGTCTAATAATACATCATCGTTTAATTCTTTTACTTTAATCATTGTACTAATTTTTATCAAAAATAAATAAAAAAATGAATCTAGAAGAAATTAAACAAAAAATGTTTGATAAACTTGAACCTAGTGGCTGGGGTAGAATTTTTAAATCTTTTATATTTAGTAGTGAGTTTGATGATATACTCAAAAAACTATATACTCTAAGTCAAGAAGATAAGAGATTTACTCCACCACTAAAACAAGTATTTAGGGCCTTTGAAGAATGTCCGTATAATAAATTACAAGTGGTAATAGTGGGTCAGGATCCATATCCACAGTTAGGAGTTGCTGATGGTATTGCATTTAGTTGTGGTAACACCAATAAACTTCAACCAAGTCTTAGATATATCTTAGAAGAAGTAAACAGAACAGTTTATAATGGTCATTCTGTAAGTGAAGATGTAAATCTTGCAAGATGGTCAAATCAAGGTATATTGATGCTTAATACAGCTCTTACAGTTGAAGTAGGTAAAATAGGTAGTCATTATGATATATGGAAACCATTTACTGCTTATCTGTTAGATTATTTAAATAACTATAATCCCGGATTAATTTATGTGTACATGGGTAAAAAAGCTGAAGAATGGTCTGAACTTACTACCAATACTGACTATAGGTTTACTGTTAAACATCCTGCTTCTGCTGCTTATAACGGCTCTAAATGGGATAGTAATGATATTTTTATTAAAGTATCTACTATAGTAACTAATACAAGTGGTAATATAATAACATGGTAGTATGACAGAGATCTTTACTAAAGTAATTCAGAATGGTTTAACACCAAATTCTTTTTATGTTTTATACTGTATTAAGGAAAAAATAGTACCTCATAATTCAATTAACAAAGCACTTGAGTGCAAAAGGCTGCATATGGATCAGTGGTTGTCAGAATCCTTGGAATTGACAGATAAAAGCATTATCTTTATGGCAGAAATTGATGGATATTTTAAGAAATCCAAGAAGAAAACTTCTAAAGATTTAATGGGGCATAATTTTATGCAAAACATAGAGGCATATGTGAACATATTTCCTAATAAGAAACTATCCTCTGGTAAATATGCAAGAGTTCCTGCTAAAAATCTTGAGAATGCATTTAGATGGTTCTTTGATACCTTCAATTATAGTTGGGAAACTATCTTTTTAGCTACTCAAAAGTATGTTTTAGAATATGAATCTAAAAACTATGAATACATGAGAAACTCTCAATATTTTTTGAGAAAACAAAATGTAGACAAAAGTTGGGATTCTGACTTAGCAACTTATTGTGAATATCTAAATGATAATCCTGATGAAGATAAAGATGTATTTAGTGAGTTAATTGTATAATTTAAATTTTTAAAGTTTATGGGAAAACTATTCAATGGTGCTAGACATCTGTTACCAGTAAGTGAAAGAGATAGTCTTGAAAAGGGTCTCTACAAAATGAAGGCAAAAAGAGAAGGTAAAATACCTGCACTAATAAGTGCTTGGCCAAAATTTAATGATGCTTTTTGTGATGGACTTGAGTGGAGAACTATAACAGTTGTTGGTGCACGTCCTGGCACAGGTAAGACACTTTTTATGGAACAGTTAGTGTCTGACATCATTGCAAAAAATCCTGACCAAGAGTTCAGGGTATTAAAATTTCAGATGGAAATGGTTGATGAAACCAGTGCTATTAGAAAATTTGGTCTGATTACAGGTGCTGATTACAATACATTAATGAGTAAAGACGGCAAGTTAGTTGACAAAAAATTATTTGAAAAGTGTGTAGAATACTACAAATCAACTATTAATAATGATTTAATTAATGTCATCTACGATACATGTACTGTCAATGAAATGTGTGCTACAATTCATTATGAGTTGGAAAGATACAAGAAAGAAGATGGTACTTATCCTAACATGCTTGTTACAATAGATCACTCTGCTCTATTTAAAAATGATGTAGGACAGAAAGACAAGTTTGATATGCTAGGTGCATTGGGTGAAGCCTTGACCTATATGAAGAAAAATTATCCTGTAGCATTTGTTGTCCTAAGTCAGTTAAATAGAAATATAGATGATACTAAGAGACAAGTAGAAGCCACTTATGGTAATTATGTATTAGATTCTGACATTTATGGTTCTGATGCTTTATTACAACATGCTGATGTAGTTATTGGTATTAATAAACCTTCTATCAGAAGAATAAAGAAATATGGTCCTGAGAAGTTCCTAATTGAAGATCCGGATACCTTAGTGTTCCACTTCCTGAAGTCACGTAATGGTCTTACAAGAATCAGTTTCTTTAAACTAGATAGAGCTACTATGAGAATAGTAGAGATACCAACTCCTGCTAGGGAGACTACACAGAAAATCCAAGTAAATTAATAAATTATGAATAATAACAATTTAAGAAAAGAAAAAGAAAGAGAGTTCTATATGCAGCATATGGACACTTTCAAAGCAATTGGATTAGCAGATCCATTCTTTACAATTAAAACTGCTTTCTTTAAGAAAGGTAAGTTTGGTAAACAGTGTCAATTCTTTGAGTGGGAGTTGAAGAAAGGTGAGGATATCTACATTGAGTTCTATGAGAACGTGTATGATGGCTCTGGAAGAAACACTGATATTGTTCCAGGAATGGAAGGTAGACCATTGTTTAAGTTAAAGTACAATCCTTTTTATCATGAGGAGTATGATGTTACAGAAACTGTTGATGCAGATGGAAAAGTAGATAGAAAATATCTAGTTTCTCTTGGTGAGATGGTTGCTGTTCTTCCTACTGGACAAGAGATTAGCTATGCTCTTTATGAAAAGAGAAAAGAAGAATCTAAACTTGAGGTTCCTGCATTACAACAATCATTGAGTGTATTTCCAGATTTTGAGGCAGAGTATGCTCCTAAAGTAGAGGAAATTGAAATTGATGTACCTGCTGTAGAAGAAAATACAGAATTTACTGGAGGTTCTTTAGCAAACATATCTTTAAAAGATTTTGCAGCAATCATGCTTGTAAAACCTGTAAGTGATAAGAAATGGTTGAATGATTTAATAATTGAATCAAGAAAAGACTTATGAGTATAGTACTTCCAACTAAAAAAGTCAAAGCAGAAAGACAGAATCCTAAAAGAATTGTGATCTATTCTAAGCCAAAGACTGGTAAAACAACTGCATATGCAGGTCTTGATGACAATCTGATTATTGATTTAGAGAACGGTACTGATTATGTTGAAGCTCTTAAAGTTAAAGTAAGTAATCTACAAGAACTTTTGGATACTGGTAAAGCAATCAAAGCTGCAGGTAATCCATACAAGTTTATTACTATTGATACTGTAACTGCATTAGAAGATATGATAATGCCGTTAGCTGTAAAACTTTACAGAGGAACTGCAATGGGTAAAAACTATGATGGAGACAATGTAACTACTCTTCCAAATGGTGCAGGTTATCTATATATTAGACAAGCCTTCTTTCAGGTTTTAGATTTTATTGATACCTTAGCACCTACAATCATTCTATCTGGTCATATTAAAGATAAGGTAGTTGATGATAAAGGAGAGATGGTCATGTCTGCAAACATAGACCTGACGGGTAAGATCAAATCATTAATTTGTGCAAATGCAGATGCTATTGGGTATATGTACCGAAAAGGTAACAAAACTATTTTGTCTTTTAAGACTAATGAAGAGGTTACTTGTGGTGCAAGACCTGAGCATTTACGTAATGAAGAAATAGTAATTACTGAGATGATTGATGGTGTTCTAAAGACATCATGGGAAAAAGTTTTTGTTTAATAATTAAAAAGTAAAATAAAATGGCGTTAAGTACAGAAGATCTTGGTACCGGTGGATCCGGCCTACCAAAAACAATTAGTCCAGGTAACAAAGTATTGAAAATTAACAATGTAGAACTGGAAGAGTTTAAATTCATTGATAATGCATATCATTTGATCTTGCATGTAGAAACTGAACCAATTGAAGGTTTTGAAGGTTTTGCTCTTGATAAAGACAATCCTGATAAAGGACATTATGCTGGTCAAATTGGTAGAGTTAAAGCTTCTCAGTATGCATTTGCAGATGGTGAAACTAAATCTGGTATTAAAATCCAAAGAGACAGATCTATTTTGATCTTTTTACAGAATCTTTGTAAGACTTTGGGTATTAATGACTGGATGCAAGCTCAACATAACAAACACAATACTATTGAAGATTTTGTAGATGCATTTAATGCTACTGCACCTATCAAAGATAAGTATCTGGAATTCTGTATTGCAGGTAAAGAGTATGTAGGTAAAACAGGTTATACTAATTATGACATGTGGTTGCCAAAAGCAGAAAAAGGTAAGTATGCATTTGGTGAAATAGAAGAAGGTAAAGTAATTAGATATGATGAAAAAATTCATCTTAAGAAATTAGAAAACAAAGAAGTTTCTAAATTTGGTGATGATGATGATTTTTCAACATCAAACAAAACCTCAACTGATTTCTCTCTAGACTAAAAAAATAGTTAGGGGGAATCAATAGGGGTTCCCCCTAATTTTAAATTTTAGAGTATGATTTCCACAACAACTATTGTTTCTGATTTAAACGATGTACCCAGAGAATGGGTCTTTGAACACTACCTGAAACTTACTGAAAGATTATCAGGACAGAGTCTTAAAATCAAATCTATTTTCAGTACTAGAGATAAAGTTCCATCTATGTGTATTTATACAGATAGCCGGGGTCACTATAAGTTTAAAGATTTTTCTTCAGGCTATGGTGGTGATGGACTTAATCTTGTAATGCATTTGTATAACCTAGAAAGTAGAGGTAAAGCTTCTTTTAGAATAATGGAAGACTATGCTGTTTATATTTCTAATAATACATATGTTCCTATTGCATATAAACCACAGAGTAAGTATGTAGTTTCTGATTATGAAATGAGACACTGGAATACACTAGATCAAGGATATTGGAGAAATTTCAAGTTATCCTCTTCTATTTTAGAAGGTCACAATGTCTATCCTTTGTCATTTTATACAATGATTAAAGAAGATGATGAGGGTCGTATTCTAGATACTGTACATATCAAAGCTAATTTTATTTATGGTTATTTTCGGGAAGATGGTACACTGTATAAAATCTATACTCCAAAGAACAAAGATAACAAGTTTATTAAAGTACATGATTACATACAAGGTTCTGATCAACTTGAGTTTAAATCTAAGTATCTGATTATTACTTCATCTCTGAAAGATCTAATGTGTTTTAAAAAATTGGGAATATCAGGTATTGAAACTATTGCTCCAGATAGTGAGAATAGTGTGGTACCAGAAAATTTTATGAGACCTCTTCTAGATAAGTATCAAAAGATCATTGTATTGTTTGATAATGATGAGCCTGGACTAAAGTCTGCTCAGAAGTATAAAAACAAATATGGTTTTGAGTATATAAATTTAGATATGTCTAAAGATTTGTCAGATTCAGTAAAAGACTTTGGTGTTGAAGCTGTCAGAGATAAACTATTCCCATTATTAAAACAAGCATTATGAGTTGGACCTATAAAGGAAAACAATTTGAGGAATTAGATATTCCTGCAGGAGCCGTAGGGTTTATTTATATTATGACTGCTATCATAGATGGTAAATCAGTTGCTTACATAGGAAAGAAGAACTTCTTTGCTAATATCAAGAGACCTCTTGGTAAAAAAGCACTGGCCATGTCTACTGATAAAAGGTTAAAAAAGTACAAGCGGGAACTGAAACCTGACTTTATGAGATATTACAGTAGTAATAAAGTTCTTAAAGATGCTCACAAAGCTGGAGTACCTATCAAAAGAGAAATTCTTAGGATATGTAGTACTCAGATGGAGCTCACATATCAGGAGACTAAACATCAGTTCTTGTATGAAGTACTTGAGAAAGAAGAATTCCTAAATGGAAATATTCTAGGTAGGTTTTACAAAATCAAATAATATGACAGAATTAGAATTAACAAGCCTCCTATTTAGGTTGGCTGATTTTGGTATTACAGGTGTTAAAGTAAAATATGATGGTGGAGGAGACTCAGGTGCCATAGAATGGATAGGTTATACAAAAAAACCTTGTGAAACTCCAGAAGATGTAGATGATAATGTAGAAGATTGGGCAGATGAATGGAATTTAGCAAAACTTGATCAAGATCTTTATTATGAAATTGAAAAATTTTCAGAATCTAAACTTCTTGATGAAATAGAAGATTGGTGGAATAATGAAGGTGGTTGGGGAGAATTGTCTATTTGTGTTCCTTCAGGTAAATATCAAATTACTAATAATATTAGAATTACTGATCATGAAACATATAATCATGAAGGTAGTATTCTAGATAAAGCAGAAGAGTAATGGAAGATTTTGAAAGATGGTTAATTGATGAGTTGGAAACTCAAACATTAACAGATGAGTTAAAAGATGAAATACTTGAAAGAGTAAGAGAATTGCATGAAGATGCTCAGAGTGAAGGATATAGTGAGGGATATAGTGAAGCTAAACATGAAATTATTGATCACATAACATACAAAATGTAATGGCACATCCTTGGCAACATGCAAAATCATCAGTTAAGAAGTTTGGAGGGTCTCCTGTAGATTATCTAGCAATACATAACTGGTTTGATGAAACTAAGGCCTGGGTAGGTCATAGTATGCACAGAATGTTTAGACATCATAGTGAAGGTATATTTGAATGTGAGCAAAGATTTGGTATGGTAATTACCAACTCTGATGGTAAAGATGTATATGTAAGATATGTTGGTGAGCAGCATGTCAAGGAAGATTGTAATAATTATATCCCTACTGCAAAAGAATGGATAGATATGATTGAATCTGGTAAGCCTGAGAAATGGGCAATAAAAACATTAAAAATTGAAGACTGATGATTTTTAACAAAGAAGAAACAAAAAACTTAATTATGATGCTTCAATCTCAAGATGCAGACAATCATGTTGTTGCATTTGAGGCATTGAAAAATGTAGATTTTAAAAAGTATATAGGAGAGCTATTAGTACTTTATAAGTTTGGTGGACATACATTAAACAATTGGCAAGTAAACTGTAAAAAAGCAGCTACCAAACTAGATAAGATCTTAGATCAAAGTACACTTAGTAGTCCTAAAACTTTAGCCTTAATTACACAACACAAAGGTTCTAAAGCTTCGGTTGAGCTATTTATGGAATTCTTTATTAGAGATATGTCAAGGATGTTAGAATCCATTGGCTATCCTACAGATAAATTTGAAATAAACATTAAATTTAAAGATGATGGACAAACAACAGAGTCTTAGTAAAATTGGTAAAGAGCTAATGTTGAAAGAGCCCTTTTATGGGTTCTTTCTTATTGCTCTAAATAAAATCTGGGGTAATAAGATACCAACTGCCGGGGTTAGTAAGAATGGTATTAATTATCAGCTCTTTATTAATACTGAATTTTGGGAAAGTCTTAGTGATAACCACAGACTTGGATTATTGAAACATGAATTGCTTCATATTGCATTTGGACATCTTACAACTTTCTTTAAGTTTAGTGATAAGAGACTTGCAAATGTTGCAATGGATATGGAAATCAATCAGTATATATCTAAAGAATGGCTACCAGAAGGTGGTATTGATATAGATAATTATGAAGATCTTAATCTTGAAAGAAAAGCAGGTTGTAGATATTATTATGACAAGCTAAAAGAACTTCAGGATAAAAAGAAACAGAACGGTACTTGTGGAAATCAACCTATGGATAATTTGTTGGATGCTATAGAAAATGGTGAGACAGATGATCATGCAACATGGGAAGAGTTTGAAGACATGACGGAAGCTGAGAAAAAGTTAATTGAGAAACAATTACAGAAAGTTCTTGGTGATGCTAAAGATCAGACTATTAAGAAGAAAGGTAATGTTCCTGGAGAGATTGAAGCAGTAATTATTATAGAAGAAGTTACTAAACAAAAATTTAATTGGCGGAATCATATCAGAAGATTTACAGGTGTAAGTACAAAAGTATTTACTAAGAAAATCAGAAGAAAAGAGAACCGTAGATTTAGTGACAATCCGGGTCTAAAAGTAAAAATGAGACAACATATGTTGTTGGCCATAGATACTTCAGGATCTGTAAGTGATAATGAGCTCAAAGAATTTATGAGTGAAATCTATCACATCTATAAATGTGGTGTAGACATTACTGTAGTACAATGTGATACAAGAATCAGATCAATTGAACCTTACAAAGGTAAATTTGAGATGGCTATACAAGGTAGAGGTGGAACTGAATTTGATCCCGTCCTAGAATATTTTAATGCAAACCTGAAGAAATATACAAGCCTGGTGTATTTTACTGATGGAGAATGTGGTTATTCTGTAAAACCTAGAGGTAATACTCTATGGGTTTTGTCAGAACAATCTTATATGAATGAAGAGTTACCGGGTAAAGTTATTAAATTAGAATTATAAAAATTAGTGTTATGAGTCAAGTACAATTAAATGTTAATGAGTTAAAGGATTTTATTAAACATATGGTTAAGAATAACCAGCATATTCAGTCTGAAGGTAAAGTACCTGTGGCTATTAATATTGAAGGTGATGCAGGTTTGGGTAAAACTTCTGCTATCATGCAGTTAGGTAAAGAAATGAACATGGATGTTGTAAAGCTGAATTTATCTCAGCTGGAAGAATTAGGTGACTTAGTTGGGTTTCCTGTAAAAGAATTTCAGATACAAAATGCAGAAGGTAAAACCAAATGGATTGGTGAGGCACAAGTAAATATGGCTCTTCATAAAGGGTTTAAAGTTGTTGGAAAGAGAATGTCCCATGCTGCTCCTGAGTGGATACAAGGTAAAGGTGAAGGTGGTTTCTTGATTCTTGATGACTATACTCGTGCCGATGCAAGATTTATGCAGGCAACTATGGAAATCTTAGATAGACAAGAATATGTTTCTTGGAAGCTACCTAAGAATTGGCATGTTATCTTGACTACTAATCCAGACAATGGTGACTATAATGTAACTAGTCTTGACGTAGCTCAGAAAACAAGATTTATCTCTGTTGAGTTAAAGTATGATTCTGATGTTTGGGCTAAGTGGGCAGAAAAAGCAAACATAGATGGTAGATGTATTAACTTTATGTTGATGCATCCAGAATTGGTTAACCAAAGAGTTAATCCAAGATCTATCACTACATTCTTTAATGCTATTAGTTCTGTACCTAAGTTTGAAGATAGCCTACCACTAATTCAGATGATTGGTGAGGGTTCTGTTGGTGTAGACTTTAGTTCAATGTTTACTATGTTCATTAACAATAAACTTGACCGAATTATTAGTCCTGAAGACATCTTGACCAAAGATGAGCAGTATGTTATGAACTCTCTTACTAATGCAGTAGGAAAAGATGATGAGTTCCGTGCTGATATATCTAGTGTCATTGCAACAAGGGTAATTAACTATTCTCTTGCTTTGGCTGACAAAGGTTCAGTTGGTAAACCAATCATTGACAGGATAGCTAAACTTACTACTGATTGTGCAGCATTCACTGATGACCTTAGATACTATATGGTCAAAGAGATTGTCAACGGTAATAAAGTTAAGTTTAGTCAGTTGATGATGAATCAAGACGTGGTGAAGATGGCTGTAAAATAAGTCAACATAGAAGGGTTCCCCTTTAAAAAAACACTAGTCTAATTAAAAACAATGATAAGGGGAGGTAATACTCCCCTTTATTAAATTTTAAAATATGAAAACATACTTGCATATTTTTGATATAGAAGCAGATGATAACGAGCTAATCATAAAGGTAGAACCTTTATATTGTGCTGAAGGAAGTGCATATTCATTTAATGTTACTCCTAATGATTATAATCCTACAAAAGGAGATAAATTGTATTTTCTACCAGGGGTTAATATTCCCAGAGTAAAACTTAAAGACTTGTCTCTACAACACGGTATTAAAACTGTAAGAGATGTAGACCAAGCAACACATGTCTTTGTTGGTAAGAATACTAAAGATAAGATTGTAAATGGTCATTGGTATTATACAATGAATACTTCAGCTCTTAGAGCTATTCTTAATGATCCTGAGCTTGTAATGGATGATTATTATAAAGAAAATCTTACACAGGCTTTAGAGTTTTATACAGAACCAATTGTTATTGTAGATTATCATTCAGCAAGTGAATTAAGAAATTCAGAACTACCATTTGTAAAAAGATATATGATTGGTAATTTATCTAGATCATCAACTATATTTTATACTGTAGATGATGATCACAAAGATTTATTTCCGGGTATTTTGAATCTAGAGCTTTATGATGAAAGTAAATTACTTAAACATATTAATGGTGATGATGCTGCTACTATAGATGAGACTATGTTTCTGCAGATTTCTGATATGTTTAAGAGCTCAGATCAAGACAATCATATTCTTGCAATGGAGATTATGGCCAATTGTAATTATATTGACAGCCTCCTATATATAGAGATGTTGTTTGAAAAATATGAAAATCAGATGTATAGTTGTCATACTAAAAACCATGTGAATTTCAAGTCTTTACTTAGCTTTTTAGGTAAAAAGAGAACATACATGAATACTAGCATTGATGATGTTGTCAAGTCTCTTATAAATAAAGGAGTATTTGATATAGACAAAGTAAATGTCATTATGAAATATTATGGTGAAGCAATTGCCAATCAAGGAGGTACTGATTATTTTGAAGTAAAAAGTTTAACTCTTAGTGAAGAAGCTGCAAAACTACTCAATACTAACTATGTTCATCAGACCTTCCCAGATTTTATTCCTGAAAGTGGTATAGAGGTTCCTGAAATACATGGAAACCTTGATGATTTAAACTGTGCAGAAATCATTTCTGCAGATTTGCCAGGGGAAAATGATGATGATATTATTTCTGATGAAGACATAGAAGAAGCATTTACTAGAATTGAGAGAAATGAACTCAAGTCAGAGTTAATAGCATTAGAAGAGGAAAAACAGGGTCCTAAAATAGAGACAAATAAAGAACCTGAGCCTGAAGAGGAAATAGATAATAATCAAACAACACAAACTAAAGATGATGACTTTGAATGGTTCTGATGAGATGGAGAAATTCTATCAGAAGAAATTTTATTTTAGTTACAGTGGGTTGAATAAATTACTTTATTCTCCCGCAGCATTCTATAATCATTATGTGCTCAACCAGAGAGAAGACAGTACAGACCCTCACCTTGTAGGAGGTAGGGTCTTGCACTGCCTTTTATTTGATCCTGAGAAGTATGATGATTACTTTGTATCACTGCCGGGAAAACTTCCAAGTGATAATCCAAAGAAAATTATTGATAATATTTTTAGAATTCATCTTGGATATTCAAATAATTCATTAATTTTGGAAGACTACTCAACAGATATACTCACACAGCTACTTACAGCAAATCTTTATCAGAATCTTAAAACAGATCAACAACGACTTGATAAGATACTTACTGATGACCACAAAGAGTATTTTGAATTCCTTAAGAAAAGTCTAGACAAAACAGTAGTAGATGAACCTACTTTGAATGGCTGCAAAGCACAGGTTGAAATACTAAAATCTAATAGTGATGTAAGAGAACTATTAGCACTAGACTTAAACAAGGAAGACACTCACATTGAGACCCATAATGAGTTGCATATTAAGGTCGATCATGAGCAATTACCTTTTGGTTTACATGGAGTACTTGACAATGTTGTTATTGATAAAGAGGCAAAGATAATTTTTATCAATGACCTCAAAACAACTGGTAAGTCTATCCAAGATTTCCCTGATGCAGTAGAATATTACAAGTATTGGATTCAAGCTGTAATATATGGTATTCTTGCTTCAGATAAATTTTTGAAAGACAGACCAGACAAAGATGACTGGGAAGTTCAAGTAACCTTCATTGTAATTGACAAATACAATTTAGTTTATCCTTTCCAAGTCTCAAAAGAAACAATGAGTCAGTGGAAAAGTGATTTCGGACAAGTTTTAAGAATTGCTAGATGGCATTATAAAAACAAAAGATATGATCTACCATATGACTTAGCAGTAGGTAATATTAAATTGTAGATTTTATGGCTTTAAATTCTGTTTATAGGAAGTACTTTCAAAAGTCCAAGGTGTTTTTATATCCGATCTTGGGCATTAAAAGAGGTGTAAGTGTTGTTCCAATTGAAACTTATGTAAGTTGGAAAGGATATTACAACTCTGAGGATATGAAATTAATATGTGTTTATGATGTAAGAACAGATGACGAGTATAAACAATTTGAAAAGAATGTTTTACTTAATCATAACAGACTAAATGACTATGTAAAAGTAGGTAATCAAGCAGTTCTTACATTTGATATGGCTGATTTAGGGGATGACTGGTTCCATTTTATAAATGGAAGATACAGTAAAATAAGTATGAATTTAAAGCAAAAAATCCTTAACTTTTTTGACAAATACAGTGGTAATTATGCTTATATGCACAGTTATTTAATACCTGAAAAGTATTTTAGTAATTATGCAGAAATTTTGGGTGTAGAACCAGAAATGTTAATGCAAGTGGGAGAGTTATGTACTAAGCCTGATGTGGAAAAAGAAACTTTATTTCTAGAACCTGCAGACTTAGGTGATCTAAGTGAAAATAAATTATTAAATTTGTCAAAACCAACAGAAAATGAATGAATCAATGATGTTAGTTCAGGCCACATGGCAAGAACAACAAACCTTTAGACTGATCCCTATTAAAGATGAATGCCCATATGTGGAATGTATCTTCGATCCAGGGACAAAAGTATTTGTAATTATCTCTAAAATTAAGAAGACATCTCTTCACATGCTTCCTAAACTTGATGAATATGGTCAAGCTGTATCAGGAACAAAAGGTATGAAACAAGAGAGACACAAGATTGAAGTGTTTCAAGAGTTTTATGTAGAAGATGCTTCTGCTATTGAAGAATTAATCAAAACTTTTGCAGTAAATGCAAAGAAGTTTGATTATAAGAAGTTTATGTCTTCGGAGCCTGCATAAACATTTGCAATTAGTTTAAAAAGAGGGTGGGTACCAAGCACCCTCTTTTTTATTTATTAAATGGGGGAACAGCTTAACTGAACTTATGGTATGAGAACACATTGGGTAATGGACTACGAAACTCTTAGTAATTGTTTTGTAGCAGTCTTTGAAGACGTAAAGTCTGAACACACAGAAGTATTTGTTTGTCACGAATCCAGAAATGATATATTAGAACTAGTTACTTTTCTAGAAAGAAACGTGACCCTTAATGAGTGGCATGTTAGTTTTAATGGTCTTGCATTTGACAGCCAGATTACTGAACATATTCTCCGGAATAAAGAGCAATTACTAGAACAAGATGGTGATACAATTGCTAGATTTCTGTATGACAAATCACAGTCAGTTATTGGTAGATCTCGAGACGGAGAATTTCCTGAATTTGGTTCTAGAGACTTAAGTATTAGACAGATTGATATATTTAAACTCAATCACTGGGACAACCCAGCAAAAAGATCTAGTCTTAAATGGATTCAGTATACAATGGATTGGAAAAACATTATGGACATGCCAATTCATCACAGTTTCCATGTAGTAGAATCTGAGATAGAAATGATTATTAAGTATTGTATTAATGATGTGAGATCTACTAAACAGATCATGCATCTGAGTAAAGAACAAATTAATCTGAGGAGAGCTCTTACAGAAGAATATGACATAGATTTGTTCTCGGCCTCTGAGCCAAGAATATCTAAAGAGTTATTTCTTCATTTCTTGAGTAACTCTACTAGAATTAGAAAGTCTCAATTAAGACAGATGAGAACTAGTAGAGAGCAGATTATATTTAAGGATATTATTCTACCTTATATTAGCTTTGAGACAGCAACATTTCAAAATCTTTTAAAGAAGTTTGAAGGTGTTGTATTGTATCCTGGCCAAACAAAAGGTGGATTTAAATATTCTGTCCAATATAAAGGAGTTAAAACTGATTATGGTCTTGGTGGTATCCATGGTGCTAGAGCAAGTAAAGTTTATAATGCAACTGAAGATATGGTTATTATGACTTCAGATGTTACAAGTTTTTATCCTAATCTAGCTATCAGAAATGGATGGGCACCAGCACATTTACCTAAAGAAGAATTTTGTGAACAATATGAATGGTTTTTTGAAGAAAGAAAAAAGATCCCAAAATCAGATCCACGTAATTATGTATACAAGATTATTTTGAATTCAACTTATGGACTCAGCAATGATGAGAACAGCTTCCTATATGATCCACAGTTTACTATGAGTATAACTATCAATGGTCAGTTATCTTTGACTATGTTGTATGAGATGATTTGTGAAGGTATACCCGGAGCAATTCCTCTAATGCAGAATACAGATGGTCTTGAGACAATGATACCTAGAGAGTATGTAGACAAGTATATGGAGATTTGTAAAATATGGGAAGGTATTACTAAACTAGAACTAGAACATGATACATATTCTAAGTTAGTTCTTGGTGATGTCAATAACTATATTGCTGTTACTGAAAAAGGTAAATCCAAATGTAAAGGTAGATTTGAGTATGATAATCTAGCCCTTCATAAAAACAAAAGCTTTTTGATTATTCCTAAAGCACTACATGCATATTTTGTTGAAGGTGTTAAACCTGAAAAGTTTATAAAAGAAAATCTAAACATTTTTGATTTTTGTGGTGGTGTCAAGATAAAAGGAGATTGGACATTTACAGAACGTAAAATAGAACTTGGAGAGTATAGTGAAGAAAAACTCCAAGAAACTATTAGGTATTATATCTCTAAACAGGGCTCTAAAATTATTAAGAAACATAACAGTGACGGGAGAGAGATACAGGTTGAGGCCGGTAGATGGTTGCAGAAACTTCTTATAAATTATGAAGATAAACCATTTGAAGAATATGATATTAATTATGATTATTATCTAGAGAAGATTAGAAAAGAAATAGAATCTCTAGATCCAAGTACAAATCAATTAAGTTTATTTTAATTATGCCAAAGAAAATACAAAACACAACAAAGGCACATTTAGTAAGTGTGCCTTTACCAAATCATGCTGCTACTTATACTGTTATAAGTCACCAGTTTGTAATTGATTATGCTTACCAATCCCTTGCTGCTGCAGGATTTGGGATTGTAGATGAGGAGTACAGATGTACTGCCGATGGACAGATTGCCCAGGGAATTTATAAACTAAACTTTAATAATGACCCTGAGTTGTCAATGATGTTTGCTTGGACAAACAGTTATAATAAACAAGTAAAGTTTAAATGTGTAGTTGGTGCTTATATAAACAATAGTGGTTCTGTTATGATTTCTGGAGAAGTTGGTAGCTGGGTTAGAAAACATACAGGTACTGCAGATACAGAGACAAAAGATACTATTGATCAGTATATTACTAATGCACATATGTATTATACTCAATTGTGTTCTGATAAAGCTGCTATGCAAACAGTAACCTTAAATAGGAGGAAACAGTCTCAATTACTTGGTGTTCTATTTGCTGAGTATGAGATTCTTACTACTGAGCAGGCTAGTATGATTAGAGATCAAATGAAAAGACCACAACAAGTATTTGCTAATACTGATAGTTTATGGGCCTTCTATAACTTTGTAACTAATGCATTACAGTCATCACATCCTAAGACTTGGATGGAAGACCAAAGAATCTTGCATTACTTTATAGGGACAATTTGTGACTTTAGTCAACCAGTTCAACCAGTTGTTACACAAATACCTCTTATCCCAGTTGTAGATCCTTTATATGCAGATCCAAATCAAACTAATATTCTTGATCAGATTGCTGATATAGAAGCAGACCAAATGGATGAAGATGTTAGATATGCTGCAGCTGAAGAAGATGTATTAACTGAAGATGGTATTGAAGTTACAGAAGAGGAATTACCATGGGATAATGATGAAGTAGTAGGTTACACTGATCCGGACGGCAATACTTTTGAGGCACCCATAGTAGATAAAACATTTACTGAAGAAGTTACTGAAGCTATAGGTCAAAAGTTTGAAACTGATGCTGAAGAATTAGTATGGGGTAAAGAAGTTAAAATTGATACAATTGATCTTAATGAAACTACTAAACAAGCAGTAATAGTAGAAGAGAACTTAGACGATGCTTTTGCTGAAGAAGACAACTTTGATCTAGACTTTACAGACGATACTGAAGAAGATAAGGATTCAATTCCTGACTTCTTTTAGTGATGAATAATTATCAATCAAGGGGGTAGCTTCGGCTATCCCCTTTTTTTTCTTAACTTAGTATTATGGAAAAACAATTACAAGCAGTGGCAGAGTTCCACAAAGCATTTGGTCAAAAAGATGGTAAATGGCCACAACTATTACCAACCTCAGAGTTTGATCTGAGACATACTCTTATGAAAGAAGAGAATGATGAATACTTAGAAGCATGTTATAACAAATCACTAGTAGAAATTGCTGATGCATTAGGGGACCAGTTATACATTTTATGTGGTACAATTCTTAAACACGGTATGCAACATATTATACTTGATGTATTCAATGAAATTCAAGCAAGTAATATGAGTAAGTTAGGTGATGATGGTAAACCTGTTCTTAGAGAAGATGGGAAGATTCTTAAAGGACCTGGATATTTTAGACCAGATTTAAGTAAGTTTATTAAAGTTGAGACAGATGCATCCAGTAACATTCAGGAAAGCAATGATTGAAGCATACCTTGCAGGTGCAGCTTCTATAGTTGAATCAGGATCACATGAGTATCCTTCTAAAGAAGAAGCCAAAGATTGGTTTGATAATGAATATGGAACACAACAGTCAGAAGAATGTGACTGCTGTGAAGAAGATTAAATGGGAGAGCCTTCGGGTTCTCCCTTTTTTTTACCGTCCTTGTGCTCTATAAGTCTTTTTATAGTTCTTACTATTTTTAGACTTAGAAGTCTTTGTTTTAGCATGCACTCCTGGTCTTGATACCTTTGGTTTAATGTATGCTTTTACTGTTGATGTTGTTGTCTTTGCCATTTTAATTTCCTTTAGCTTGGTTTTTAAACTGATTTTCAAATGATGTTACTGGATCTCCAGTAGAGCCAGTAAATCCTACTGCTTTTCCTAATTTATTCCATAATTTTAAATCTCCTTTCTCTTTCCATGAGTAAGGACCTGTGTCACGTTTATATCTATCCATTTCAGAGAAAGTAACAAAATCTAATACATCTCCAAAGATATCAATATAAAGAACAATAGTATTATACCATGCACTTGTTGTTTGAGTTAGCATTTTTGTATAATCATCTGCTCCAAAATTTACTCCTTTTATAGATGGAAGTGGAACAAAGGCAGAGGTTTCTGCTTGTACACCCATCATTAATAATAACATGTGATTTGACATAAATCCATATGTATTAAAAGTATCTTGATTAATTGCACCGGATTTACCTCTTAGTTTTTTCCATTTTTCATCATCATCTGGATCAAATCCAAATATCATTAGACCCAACAATGCAAGACCAATTGCAAAGAATGCTTCAGTAGAAAGTTTTCTAACTGCAGTTTTTTCTTGATCTGTGAGATAATTATAATTTCTAAAACCTGATTTTAATGTCTTTAACATTGCTTGAAATGCTGTAATATAAAATCCTTTTCCATATGATGTAGTTGCCCAATCATATCTCTCACCACCTCGTGTCCAACCAATAGTTTTGGAATCAAATCCGAATCTATTCATCAACATAGGAGTAAACCATTTTCTCATGAAGAAGAACATTCTATAGAGAAGTAGTTTATTACCTTCAGGTTGACCCATTTCATCATAAGCTCCAAACAATTTACGGGACGTACCTTGTATTCTATTTTTTAATCCCATAAATAACTCTGACTTAGATATAATAAGTTCTTGACCATCTTCAAGCTGCACTTCAGATTTAATTCTGTTCTTAGCTTTTAATTCTTCTACAGGAATATAATATTTCTTAGCAATACTTTCAAGACTTTCACCTTTGGTATATTCATGATATACTGGTAAGTTACTCCATCCTGGATGTATACCCGGTTTCAATCTGATGATACCTTCTTCATCTTTTTCCCAAGCTTCAATATATCTTAAAGTCTTTTTAGAACCATCACTCATAACTTGTTCTACTTTTTGACCATACATGAAGGCTCCAAATAAAGACATTGCAACTTGCATCTCACCAAACTTTCTGTGCATGTACATCCACTCCATATTAACAAGATCTTTTATCATAGATCTTTCTACTTCTCTACCAAATTCATCTTTAGTTTTGAAGTTAGGATCAAAAATTTGTACAAGTTGAGTTGATATGGCTCCAGGTCCAGTTTGGTAAATACCTTTTGTACTCCATTCTAACATAGCTTTTTCTGCCCAAGGTCTTGCTAATGCAATATCTTTAAGATTTATAAACTCGGCACCTGAACCTTCAATAATTAACTGTACATATGCACCATACTTGTTTTTTAAATCTGATGGAAGATTGACAGCTAATGAACCTCTGGCTGATAAACCTTGTATTGTATTTACCCATTTACTAAATTGTGGATGAGTTTCTTCAATACCCTCAACCATTTTACCATGATATTCTCTTTCAATAAGTGATTTAACTTGACCAAGACGGTTGTTAGTTGCAAATTTTTTCTTTGCAAATGTTAGAGCTCCTTTTAAACTATAAATATTTTTATCAAACTTTTCTAAGTCTTTTGGAGCATTATCAGGATCTTCTAATGTATCTAGTATGGAATTAACAAGAGGTAAACTCTCTAAGAGTTTTCCCTGTGTCTGAATAGACAATGCATACTTAAACAGACCCTGGAATATATCAGCATCTTGATTTTCTATTTCAAGATTATAAATACCAGATACTGGAATATAACTAATTTGATTACCATCAAGATCCGTATTAACTAAGTTATTATTTGGATCATAGTTAAACTCATTAGCAAGTGCATACTTATCAGATGTTCTTTCAGAGTCTGTAACTGATCTACCAATTAACTGTTTAGTCCATTCTTTAATGTTACTTCCAATTTCAGAAAATCTAGAACCATAACTTGCTTTTTGTAATGATTGCCAGATATCTCCTTTTTTAATTGAATATCTTGGCATGTCAAGGTAGAGTTTACTATAGTTACTCATACCTTTCTGATTCTGTAGATGATATTCTTTGATTGCTTCGAGTAATTCAAACTCTGCAGAGTTACTTGCTTGCATTTGAAAATATCTCTCATTCATAAATCTATTATCCTTAGCACTGTATTTTTGGCCAGGTTGGAACATTCTTGGTAGCCATTGATTTTTATTATCAACATATTTACCAACGTAATCTTCTTTAGAAGCAGCAAAAGGAATTGTTCTATATTGATCTTTAACTTCATATCTTGAATGTCTAGCATTTGGAACACCCATTAAAACAACTTCATTACCTTCTCTATCAAGAATTTTTGTAAACTTAATATAACTTGAGTCTCTTGGAATTGCTACACTATTTGCTTTTGTTCTTTTATATTTTGGAACATAACCTCTTGATTTTTTATCATATACATTAATTGTATAATGATTAAGATTAAACCATTCTTTAAATCCTTCATCAGCATCTAATATATCTTGAAACTCATCAGAGTTAATATACTCATCAATTTCATCTGCATCAAGTTCTTTAATGTTTTGTTTAGATAAATTATAGTTTAATGCTTCTATGTAATGTGTAGTAGGTAAATTTTCAGTAAGCTCAGATAATTCAGAAAATATTTCTTGTATTCTTGCAGCATCTGCAGGATTAATACCTTCTTTTTCCTGCATATCTAATAGATAAAAATATCTTCTAGATTCTGCAGAACCAGCTTGTAATAATCCTTTTCTTGCCTTATATGATAATTCATTTAACTCCTCGGCATCTTCTTTAGAGAGACCGGTGGACATATCATATTGAAACTTGAAGTCTGCAATAGCTTGTTCTGTATCTTTAATTTTTTCAAGTCTTGTTTTACCCATAGCAGCACTATCAGGTTCACCTTGTTCATCTCGATAGCTATATATTAAGTCATTTATTGTTTGGAATGCTGCGGCAACATCAAATCTAGATTTTGCAACTTCATTCATTTTTGCTTGAAGTTCTCTTAATTCAGTAATTAATCCAATTCTAGAGTTCCAATATTCTTCATCAAACTCCATTCTGAGGTTTTGTCTTCTCCATTTCTCAAGTTCAGTTCTAAATTCTGCTGATCCAGGGAAAATATTTTTAGTTGCAAGTCCATCTACAAATTCATTGTAAGCACTCTGTAACATACCTTCAATCGGTCTCCATTCATAGAATCCTTTTGTAGCTGCTCTATGTTCTAATAGAACTTTAGCAATACTTAGGTCATATACATTTCTAGATGGGTCATCTATTTTAGGTGTACCATCTTCATATGTCAGTGAATACAACTGTTGGAACTCTCTAAATGCAGCTTGTATAGTAGAATACTTTTCAAATCTTTCAAGCTCATTTTCCATGGAGTTTACCAAGTTATTAAAAGCTTGAAGTTTTTGTTTTCTTACATAGTATGCTAATTGACCTACCTCAGAGTTTTTAAAGATATCATCCTTCTCATAGAACTCAGGAACAAACTCCTGCCACATGTAATCTTTTTTAAATTCATCAAACTCCATTTGAGCTTGAGCAATTTTATTGACATCTTCTGTTTTCTTTGCTTCATCTAAGTTATACTCTAACAAGTCATAATGATATCTATAGTTTTTAAAAGCACCAAGATAACTCCATACTTCTTTTTCAACCGGTTTACCAGTTTGTTTATCAACCCAGAATACTTTGTCTTTGAATCCCATCTTCTCTCTCATTGCAATGGAATTCATTTTGCTAAAGCCTACTTTAGGTAATAGTTTTTCAAGCTTACCTCTAAACTTCATAGACTGTTCCCAAACTAAATTCTGCACCTGAGTCTTTTCATTCTGAATAAACATAGCTAATGGACCCACTATAACATCATTACTAGAACTATATGATTCTAACCATCTATTAAACCAGGTAACATCATGAGCTCCTCCAGTAAGTGCAGCTTTAATCTTATCTTCATCAACAACCATCTCTTTATATTCTTTCAAGAAACCACTTAGGACATCTGAAGGAACACCTTTTTGTATTAATGCATTTACATCTTCTTCAGTAAGTTTTTGCTCAACTACTTTGTTATATAAATCATTTACTTCACGTTCTAATTGTTCTGTTGGAAATGTTTGTTTTAAAGCAATACCTAAATTAGTACGAAGTCTATCCTGAACATACTTAGACATATATCCAGTAATTTCTACATAAAACTGAACATTATTATTTTTTAGAATTGTAGCAATGTTTGTATTGATTCTAGTAATATTCAGTACTATTTCATTTAAAGTTTTATAGAATGGATTAGTAGTATCTACAAATCCTCCTTCTAATGTCAATGCCTCATCAATTTCTTGTATCATTTTTAACCAAGCCTTTGAATTAGATTTATAAAGCATCAACAATGCAATAGTACTTCTGTTATTAATGTTAGCTTTAGCAAGTTTAGATATATCCATCAACATGTTCTTTGTCATACTGTTGATTGTATCCAAACTATTTACCAGTGCAGTAGCTCTTTGAAGATCTACATCTAGTTCTTCTTTAGCACTATCTAATGCATTTTGTATGAGTTCATTTTCAGACTTACCTTCAATATTTGCATCTAAGTTCTCTCTTAAAGTTCTTACAACATCACGGATATATCTATTAGTACCTTTTTCAAATATTGATTCTTTCAATAATTTTCTAGATGCTTTGTCTCCTTTAAATGCTTCAACTTCAGATAATATTCTTTTAGTTGTTTCAAATGTACTTCTAACAACTTTTTGCATAGACTCTTTATTAGAAAACTTGTTTAGTTCCCGGGCTCGTTCAACAACTTCTCTGGAAAACATTGCAAGGTCTTCTTCATTTACTCTATCTGTTTTAAAGTCAAAGTCTTTATCCAAGAGCATATCTGCCATCTCCTCTAATGAAGTATCCACATCTAACTTGGCTACATCTATTTTATTACCAAATAGTTTTCTAAAGAACTGTTTGATTGCAGCGAGAAGTTTATTCATAAAGTTTTTATACCCTTCAGTTTCAATGTCATTATTGATTCTGTTAAGAGCCTTTAACTGCATTGCATATGCTAATACTTCTTCCTTAAATAGATCTGAGTTTTCTTCAAGTTCTGGATAGTTGTTTACTACATAGTAATAGATACCCTGACCTTCTTCAGTAGAGATTGCTTGATTGTAGAGATTCTGAAATAGGATGTTGTTGGTCTGTCTCAATGCGTTCAAGACCGGGTGTGAGAATTCGTGTAGTACAGTTCTCACATTAACATTATCTCCTACTACATAAACTGTACCTGCATAGTAAAATGCTGGTTCTCCGTTATACTTAACTGGTCTGTTCTTTAAAATATCTGCAGCTTGTTCAGCTGTTACGTTTCTGAATTGTGTATTAGTACTGAGTGATAATCTTTGAGCAAGTACTTCGGCAATTTCTTTTGATCTTTGATCTTGTAATTGTTCAAGATTAACATTCATAAATAATACTCCATTGATTTCTTGAAGAGTAGGATCTATTTTAGATTCTATTATCTCTTCCTCAGATTCAACAGGAAGATCTCTCATCATCATTGGTTGATCAGGTCTGGCGTTAAATAACTGCTGGAGTCTTTCAAAGAGTTGGACGTTAGGTTCAGCTCTTAATATTCTTACCTTAGCATCTCTATAGTAAGTTGATCTATATGGATCAATATGTTCGGACATGTTTACACTAAATAGTTTATTACCATTAGTTTCAAGACCGTACTTTAACTCTGCTGCAGCAGTGAGTTTATCATTTAATTCATCAAATAATTCTTCATTGATGATTCTTCTGATATCATCAGTTGCTCCTTTTTTTTCTAGATACTTTATAGAGTTTATTTTTACGTCACAAACCATATTACGAACATTTAAATGGATCTTCTTCTAATTCCAATTGCATTAATATTTCTTCATCTGAGATTCCTTGACTAGAACTAACAGCTTCTCTTACCTGGTCATATTTTGTTGATCCAGGATTGATATAACCAAACTCTTCAAATAATCTCTTACTTAAATATACGAATAATTCTTGAGGCATGGTGTTAGGATCACCAAAACCATACTCAGGAAATGCAAGTTTACCATCTTTTTCTTGAATTTGTTTCAGTATATTTATTCTTTTCTCCCAAATATTTTTAAGTGTCTGATATTGATCTGGAGTAATATCTATCTTTTTACCATTTACAACACTTGCAAACAAATTAGTTGGAAAGTTAACTGACATATCTCCTACTTCTGTCATAAAGTAAGCAGAACCTCCAAGATTTCTACCTGCAGCAATTTGCTCAGGTTTAATTTCATAAATACTGATATTATGTACAAAGACTACATCCGGGTTATTTTTACCTAGATTTAAATAGTATGTTGCATTCTTAGCATTTGTATCATTATATGAATATACATTTGGATTATCAGTAGTTTTAAGAC